ATTCTTAATGAAGATCTTTCTGAGTTTCATTCTTTAGTAGCTCTAAGCCCTTTCTTAAATCGGCTTCTGGAATACTAGTCTTCTGCTCACTGATGTACTTATCAATAATATCGTCAGTAAGCTCAGTCAATGTTTCTGGAGTATAATAGCTCGATTGATTTACTTTATCATCTAAGAAAGGAAGATATTTCATATCAACAAACTTTACTTTGTATTCTTCTAGAAGTTTCTTTCTCAGATCTAGTGTATCAAATCCATCTAACTTAGACAACAATACTCTAAGTATTGTAAAATACTTGGTATCATTGATAAAGTCTTTGTTTGCTTCCAAAGCCTCTAAAGGAAACGTTAGATACCTTGGGCCAAAGTTAATAGGTTTTAGTTCAATCTTCCTATTGTGATCGATGATTGCATACTGATGTGAGTAATCTACTTCTTGAAAACAAGTTGAGTAAGGTGTACCGAGAACAATTATATTACCCTTCTTGTCTGGCTTGTGAATGTGACCTAAGATAGTAGTGCAATCAAAATCCTCTGGGCTTATCTTAAAGTCTTCTTCTCCAGCAGTGTTTAAACATCCCTCAAATCCAAAATGACCAAAAATAATTGTATTACTATTAATCATATTCATTTTTCTGAATTGATTAATTGTAGATAAAATTAATAATTCTTCTTCGTAATGAGGAATAAACAAATAGTTTAATCCTGTTACAAATTTATTAGAATCTACAACAGTTACTCTACCTCTATCGAAAATACTTAAAGCGGTAATGCAAGTATCACCCTTTGTAGCTGAATCATGATTACCTCTTAATAAATAAATAGAAGTTATACTTGGTAACAAAGATATATTATCAAGAAGCTTATTAAGTTCAATAAGTGTTGCTGGGTCGGGCTTCCTAAATTGAAAAATGTCACCTAGAAAAACCACGAAGGAAGGCTTTTCTAGGTGAACTATATCTTCAATACACTTACGTTGAGCTTCTAGGTAACCTTTGTATTTATCTTCTAAATGTAGGTCACCTATTACTAGTGTCTTCATGAATGTGTCTCTAACACATGTGTAAGCTTAACGGTAATTACATCCATCTCTGAATCAATAGCTCCCACATAAGGAGTATTATTTCCTACTGCTGTTCTAAGTTGATGATCATTCTTCATGATATCAACCCACTTGATGATGCAAAACTCAGTCCCTGCTCTCCTAGAAAACTTATCCTTAGGATGGCAAGTAGAGGATACTACAATGCCCGTGTCTGTATCGAAAAGGACAGTGTGCCCACCATAGTCGGTGAATTTGTTTCCGTTCCTATTCCGAAAATGCCGGAGTTTGATGAGCCGTTGTGTGATTGGTTGATCACCCATCGTATTGAACTTAACGAGAATCGAGCCCGCTTTATAGTTTTTCATAATTAATTCCTATCTGTTGAAGATCTTCCTGCATCAAATTATAGATGCCCTCTGCATACTTGCGAATCTCAAATTGAGCATCCCGTGTCAATCTTTGATTCAAGAAATGTATAACAGATTGTAGCGAACAAGTCCAGTATGCTTCAGAGTAAATATTCTGAGGTAGTATCATTCTAGCAATCTCTTTAGCTACACCAGTCTTAATAAGTCCCTCATAGATTGAATAGGCTTTATCAACGGCATGAGCCATCTGATTTAAATTATATTCAACTGGACCAATGTAGAACTTTTCCTCTGAAGTTTGTTTGTTTCCATGAGGAGGGTTGCCTCTAAGTTTAGTAGGAAAATAGAACTCTGGCTTTAGTTCTACATACCTACCGGATATCTCATTCCAAGAGCAACCCTTATCGTCATCGTAAAAATGGTCGATAATATCTAAGCTAACGTCCTGACCGTTAACTTCAAAGGTCTTCCATACAGACCCTACCTGATACTTCATCCACTGACGAAATACAAATAAGGGAGCTTTAATGTGAAATGTATAAAACGAGTGCCTAAAAGGACTTGTATGACCGTTTTCCCACAAGAAAGTTGTCAGTCTCTTATCTTTTTCGTCAAACTGATCCCTAGACTTATTATATGATATACGAGCAGAATTAACTACCTTAAGTGGTGTGTTATTCTGCATCTTATCAACTAAAGATACAAACCCTATATTATCCTCAAATGTAAATACTTTTTTATTCATATAACCTACATATATTTGGTATGATTAATGTTAAGTTTCTAAAAGAATGTTTCAGGCAATGCCTATTTCAACATTTAGACGAGGTTAGTCTGGCTGTTGGTAGGGGAGAAAAATTACCTGCCAGCAAAGGTGCTGGATTAACAGCCAAAGGTCGTGCTAAATATAATAGAGCACACGGATCTAATTTAAAAGCTCCTGTTACGGGTAAAGTTAAAAAAGGTAGTAAAGCAGCTAAAAGACGTAAATCTTTTTGCGCTAGAATGCGTGGAGTTGTAAAGAAGTCCAAAAATGCCGAAAGAGCACGCGCCTCGCTTAGACGTTGGAAGTGTGGTGGAGTTAAGTAGACTCAAATTCTACCTCCTCTCCCACCCCAAACGAAGGTCCTACAAGAACTTCAATTTCCAGTGGGACACTAAAGCTAAATCCAAATTTCTCACGAATGTAAGGGTACTCAGTCATTTCATGATGCAAGACTTTAAGAACTTTCTTAGTCTCGTCTTTTGGACAGATAATTTCTACAGAGTCGTGGACTGTAGCAACGATCTTAGCCTTGAAACCATTCTCCTTAAATCGTTTATTCAATCCAAGGATGCAGCTAAGAATTGTATCACTGGCTGCGGATTGAACAGTAAAATTTAGTCCCTGTCTAAGTGCTTGCTTTTGGACTGACTCAACGCGAGCATTAATGTTAGGAAGGTTCCTACGCCTACCGAAGATAGTGTAAGCATAACCTCTTTGCCTAATATGCTCGAAAACGTGTTCCATGTAGCTTGGAACACCCGGAAAAGCTGCCATCCATCCATTGATAATCTCCGCTGCTCTCTTCTGAGGAATTCCCCTCTTACGAGCAAGGGTATAGTCTGACCCACCGTATACCACCAAGAAGGAAACTTCTTTTGCAATCTGCCTCTCCTCCTTAGTGATCTTGTCCATAGGCTTTCCAAATGTTACAGATGCAGAGTAAGTATGCAAATCCATACCTTCTTTAAAAGCCCGAGCCATGTTTCTTTCTCTGGCTAGGTGAGCCAAGATACGGAGTTCCATGCTTTTCATGTCAGCGGTAATAAAATCCCAACCTTCAGGAGCTACTACATAACTTCTAATATTTACTGCACCACCTTCTCGGGGTAGAGTATGGAAGGAAACTCCCATCGTCTCATCAGCAGAGTACCCTGCATTAGACAGTCGGCCTGTGGCTGTACCATCAAGACGATAATCTACATAAATCTTATTATGTTTATTATACTTGATAGCTGTATCCACACTTTTGATGTAAGTGTTGTATAACTTCTCTTCGGATCTAAGCTCTAAAAATTGAGTAATGAAATCCTGAATTTTAATAAGCTCTGCATCGGACTTCTGAGCTAGCACACTGGCACTGATGAGCTTATTTTGTTCTTCTTGCGTTCTTTTTCCCATTAGATTCCCTACGAGCTATTTCATCCTTGATCTGAGTTAATAATAGATCCAATGCCTCAAAAGAGGTAGATGGTTGTCCTTTATCAGTAAAGATTGGTGGATACAAGTGAAAACCATAATTTTCAGTATCTTCAATCCAATCTTTCTCACTTTTGATTAGTGAATAGAATACTCTAATTAGATCTTGAGTAGATCCCATGTTCATATCTTTCTTTACTTCCGAGAAAGAATACAAAGCATCTTCGGTATCTATAATTTTATCTTTGAGTTGCTTTCCTAGGACCTTTAGCTGATCTTCAGAAATAATAAGTCCATCAAGCTCGACCTCGGTAAAAAAAGTGATGGCTGGAGCCATCAAACTTTCATACACCTTAATCATTTCTAACTGACTTAGCTTATCATTAAGTACTTCATAAGATTTATAGGTAAAGTAGCTATCCAGAGCGTTACCTTTAGCCATTTCAGCTAAAGGCATATCACCCCATACAATCGATTTTGGATTAGTTACTGTTAACATTAGGATGCAAGCTCATGAGGGAAATAATAGTTGACGAGATCCTTGAGAGACTTAGGAAGGTTCTCATCCACAAGATGCTGCATAATCTTAGTATCCCATACATTGATCATTTCTCCAACGCCAGCACGCTTAAAGAACTTTAAGTCGAATTTTGCATTGTGTAGGATCTTTCTGACGGGCGATGCAAAGACCTTACTCATGAAAGAAACTATCTCTGCCCTATCAACATCATTAAAGGGTGTTTCCTTATGATGGAATGGGATCACATAATTTTGATACTTTCCATTAGACTTAAAAGTTAATGCAATCGTGAGAAGCTTGTCCGTAAGAAAGTTCAAACCCGTAGTCTCAGTATCAATAGCTATGAAACCTGAATCTAATGGAAAGGGTATGGATTTCAGCTTACTAATAGAGTCCACAAGAGTATAACTGAAACCAGAAGTATTAACTTTCTTAAGTACGAATTCATTGACGGCATTCTCGATATCGGTTTGAAATAGGTAGCGGTTCTTTGGTTCGACGAGGACTTGGTATGGGTGGTAGATGGGGATAAGAGTGTATTCATGTCCTAATTCCGTTTTTAAGGGCATAGAACGCCCTCTCTTCTGCTCAATTCCAGTCTTCTTGGTTAGCATCACAAGGGGCAAATTACCACACCCAAAAACGATTCTGGGCTTTACTTTGTCTATGGTAGCTTCAAGATGCTTACGACAGATATCTTTATCCTGCTTAGACATATCATCAATCTTGACCCTAGGGCACTTAACTGCAGCGGTAAACTGAACTTTATCCAATATCTTACCAAAGCCACAGGACCCAAACACATCTAAAATAAGATCGATATCATCGTCTGTAAAGGGGGCCACGCCTCCATCGGATTGCATCTTAAAGGAGTCTGAGACCATTAAAATCTCAGACTCATGAAGTTCATTATAATCCATAATGGAATGCATTGGAAGGTTCTTTCCAAGAATGGAGCAACCTTTGCAACCATCATAAGTTATTTCGTACAAGTCTTTTAGAGAGTTCATCTATAATTAATGTAATGCCTAATTACATTGATAATAAGAAATTTGAGAAGCTAATTAAAGAGCACTGTAAAGGTCGGCGCAAGAACGAGGCAGAACTATTCCACCTGTTCGACCTTCTTATTTCCAATATCATAGACTCTTTTCACTTCAAAGTCGATAAGGAAGATGCAAAACAAGAGTGTTTTGTTCTAGTACTAAAAACGCTTAAGAACTTTAAGCCTTCTCAAGGCAGCGCATTTAATTATTTTACGACAATAATCGTTAATAATCTCAAACTAATTTTTACTAAACGTAAAAAATATTCTGAGAAAATTAACGATTACTTTGAGATTAAGTACGGTCAGAGTCCTAGTTCTCTGTAGATATCACCGTTATTTAGATGAACTTGAACATTGTTATCTTTAACAGTTACTAAAGTTGGGACTCTTGTAAGTTTAGACTTTATGTCCAATGCTTCTCTCATCATTTGAGTCCCATCAGGAGTATCCCAAGTGCTTACAACAAAAACATCTCTTGTTGCAACTGGATCTTTATCTGACATAGACTCTAAAGTCTTCAACAAATTTTTACAAACTTCATCCCAATCTGAAACAATTAAAAAAGTAGACTTAATTTCTTTAGTGGCTAGATTGTCTAAAACCCTCTCTAAAGAATCGTGGTTTCTAAGATAACGAATGTTAAAATTGATCATTATTTCACTGAACTACTGGTGGCTGATCTGAATTTGGCTTCTTTTCGCCTTCTTCAGTTGAGTCTTTAACCTCAACAATACCATTATCCAAAAGATCTTGATCTGTAGGCATCTCTGGTACAATTATTGAGTCTGTGGCATCTTGAGTTGAGTTTCCGTAAAGCTCCTTCTCAAGTTTTTCAATGTCCACACCTTGTTCAAGGAGTTGCTTCCTAACATTCTCATCCTTAAGAGATTGCTTCGCCATCTCTGCTAGTTGATTGTTAAGGGCACCAACTCCGTTGAAGAATACTTGCTTATAGAAAGTATCCTCATCAACTTGAGGTGGCTTAATTTGACTTGTCCAATTTTTTAAAGCTTGTGCTTCGTCTTCAGAAAATTTAATTGTTACTTTCATACGTCCTCTAGTTCTATATTCAATTTTGGCTTTAGCCTTATTACTATTTAGATAAAGCTTTTTACCCATGATTCTCTATGATAGTAAAAGTGGTGAAATTATGGAAGACAATTTTGATTTTTCGAGCTTAAAAAAGAAGAAACGTAAGAACAGTCGTACAAAAGGTAATGCGTTTGAAAGAAAAGTTTGCGCTTTGCTGAACGAAAGATTTGAAACTACAGATTTTAACAGGTCTCCGGGTTCGGGCGCGTTTGCTAATACACATAGGCTACCAGATCACTTAAAAGTTTACGGGGATCTTATCGTCCCTCAGGGGTTTCAATATATTATTGAATGTAAGAAAGGATATAATAAAGTAGGGTTAGGAAGCTTATTTAATACTAAATCAGAGTTCTATGATTTTATCAACCAAGCCAAGAGAGATGCAAGCAAAATCTCAAAAAAATGGATGGTTATTTTTCAACAAGACAGAAAAGATACACTTGCAATATTTGAAGATTTATATTTAAAACATACAGCTAAAGATGTTACTTATTTAAATTTTAACAATAGCAGTTTGTTAGTTATGAGGCTGGAAGATCTGTTAAAAATTACTACTAGAGATTTTTGGTTTAGCTAACTTCAGATCCTTGTTTTCTCAAATCAGTTCTACTGACTAATCCTCGATCCATACCTTGTTTGTTAACTCTAGCTTCATGAGATCCTCCAGAATTAGTTTTACCTGTAAATTTACTAACCTTACTTATAGAAGGTCCAGTTTTAGTAGGATCAACTGAAGAGCCCTCTAGCCTATATCCATTATCCGTTAAATGCATAGTAAAATTATTTGATAATACATCTGAGATAAATGAACCAGTGACTCTATTATGCCCATAACAAGAATTAGTTGCTTTTGAATAATCTTGTGCTAGTATTGGAATATCATACTGATGTGCTCCTGCAAATAATTGCATTTCACAAGCAAATGCTAATCTTTGTTTTTTAGCCTCTTCTGAATTACCTTGCATCATTTTTTTTCTTTTTGCATTCATACAAATGTTTAATGCTTTCATAATTTGTTCTTTAGCTAAAGTTTGTGATGCAGGATCTCCTTTTTTGAGTAAATCTTGAGCACCACCAACTAATTCTACGACAGATTGAGCCAGCTTTGTATCTAAAGAAGTTACATCAGAACTTTCTAATTCTACCTCTAATCCTTTTGTTGATTGAGATAACATATCACCTATTTTTTCCATTGTATCATGTGTAACTTCTTTACCACCAAGAGTAACGGTATCAGCTTCAATAGGTGTAGTGGAAATAACACTCAGTGGCGCAGTCCATTTTCTAGCTTCTTTAAAACCTTCTTCAATTTGACGATCAGTTAAACTTACACCAGCTTCCTTAGCTCTTTCTTTAATTGTTCTATATGTTGTTTGTTTATGTTCCCTTACTTCTTCTTCAGTTAATTCACCCATGTTTCCTGCGTAATTTTCATTGAACTGCCTAATATATTTATCTATATTTCCTCCAGCCATAACATCAACTTGTTGATTAATATTTTGTCCGGTTGCTGTACTTATTTTAAATTCTCCTCTTTCAGAAGTTGTAACTTTTAGTGATGGTTTTAAATATCTAACTGTACTAATTCCTCTATCTTTACACACATCTTTAAGCAACAGATATTCAGGATCGTTTTCACCATTTTCAAAAGTAGATATTAGCTCTGGATCATCTAGGTCAGAAGTTTTATATTGTGATCCTGTAGCCTCTTTAGCTTTTTCAGCACTAGCCTCATCAAAATAGAAAAGAAGAACGTCAGTCTTTCTTGCAGAGCCTCTTTTCTTTCCAACTAAAGAACTCCAAGAAGCTGAAGCTACTGCTGGTTGTTGTTGAATCATTAGTGTAGCAGTTGCTCCAATCTTTTTTACCTTATCATAAATTAATTCTATTGCTTGTTCATGATCAACACTGTTTAAATCTATGCCATCTTTTTTAATTACTTCATATATTTCATTTCTGAATTGTTCGATAGTATCTACAGCATCAGAATTTCCTATTACGTCTTTATTAAATCCAAATTGAGATAATTTATCACACGCTTTTGCTAGCTGATAAGCGTGTAATGCATAGATTTTTTTAGCTTCCTCTGCTTTAGCATTTAAAACTCCACATAGTTTTGGATTAGTTGTTTTGCACTCGTCAGCTACTTTTTGCAGATTCAGTGCATGAATTCTTGCATTTGTCATTTTCTCTATAGTGTTACCTAATGCAGCACTAAAAGCTTGAGAAGTTCCTTTGTCTGATTTAAAATCGCTTATCAACCCATTTGTATCTTTTTTTGCTTTCTCTAATAATAATTTTGCAATTATTTCTGCAGAGCCTCTATTACCTAAAGATATTTTAAAAGAGCCATCTTCAGAAGTTAATGTTAATTTCTTTCCATCACCTGAACCAATCCAACTAATTCTATTTTGAATAAAATTGATATCTTGAGCATCTAATTTTTCTTTTCCTAGCATGTCAAACATTTTATTAAAAATATCTTTGACATTGAGTTGAACTTCTTCTGGTGTTAATTCAGAACTGTCTATATTACCTTCACTATCTAATTTCAAAACTGCTGATTCATAGATTCTGTCGCCTATTGATCCTTGGGACTCACCAAACAAACGTCTTTGAAGTTCGGCTGCGAATTTGTTTGGATCACATTTATTTGAATCTATTGGTAAAAGAGGTTTTATTTTACCTCTAGGTGCTTTTTTTGCTCTTTCTGGCGTACACCCAGTCGCTTTCATTACCTCTTGTAAAAGATTTCTTGCTGATTCACCTAAATCTTCATTTAAAAATGTTGGGACTTGTTCAAATAAAGTAGGAGCCATTCCTATCAATGTGGTCATAGATTTCATTTGATCTACAAACTTCTCAACGGTTCCTATTACTTTTTTAAATATTTTCCCAGTAGTTCCGCCTTTTGATTTTTTTTGTTCCGGTTCTTGTTTTGATAATAATTGAATTAATCTATTTTGAAAATCCGGGGTTTGTTGATTGTAAGTATTTATACCGTCTTGAAAAGCTGTTAAACCTTCTTCTGTCGTATATATTTTTATTTTATTTCCATTCTTAGCAAGATATGGATTAGTTGTACCTGCGTCTTTTCCAACATTTCCTTTAGCATGTTGCAAGGCATTTTGTAATTCTTGCTGTGCCGCTTGATCTTGTTGAACGGCTTCTTCAGCTTCACTAATAAGAAGATGATTACCTAAAACTTTTCTGTTATAAAGTTTTTCAAAAGATGTTAAAATGTCTAGGTAATAACTCATAACTTATTATAGAAATAAAAAAGGAGCCTATCTAAAAATAGATAGGCTCCTTAGAACGTTAATTTTAGTTAAATCAGTTAGGGAAGAAACCTGTGGTTAGGTTAGCTCCCTCGTTTCTAATTCCACTTTGGAACATATCAATGAAGTCATACCTAAAGGTACACTCAATTGTATGGAAGTCATTAGTTCCATAATTATGCTCTCCAATGTTAACCTCTATAGGGAACACACCTATGAAATCTACATATGAATAAGGTGTTAATGTTCCATCATATTGAATCAATCTTACTTTTTCTGCTTTAAAACTCTTGCTAGCTGCAGCACCATTAGTGATTGGAGCAGAGTAACCAGTTAAAGGATCGTAAGCACAGGCTCTAAACCAAGCAAACAAGTTTGAACCAGTCTTGCTGGCGAATAAGTTATCGAAGGTAATCTTCAACTCATTCATATTGCTCTTGCCGGGATAGAAGTACCTGTCATTTAATCTATGAACTTCGATTGGCTCTATTTTAGGGCCAGTAGCTGCAACTTGTTTGGCAGCTACGCTCATTTGTCTGATACTAAGTCCTTCTGCACCTTGTGGGAAGGTAAATTGAACTTCAAATTGATAAGCTCTTACTGAATCTAGCCCAGTAGAAAGTTTAGGTAATCTTGTTTGATTATTTGCTAACGCATTTCTTTCTGAAGCTAACCTATTAGATATTGCCATATTTTATTATGCTCCTATGCTTGAGGTATTGTTAGTTAAATTAACCTCAAAGATTATATACTCAGCAGCCTCAACTGGCCTTAAGATAATCTTACACCACATCTCTCTTCTTGATACTCTTAATGGAGTATTTACGGTAGCATCGCAAATAACTCTTGATTCAGCGATACCTCTACGAGAAGCGATGTCTCTTAGAATGTCCTCAACATTAGTTCTTACAGCCTCCCAAGTTACTGGATCATTAGGCTCGAAAATGTAAGCTCTGGTTGATTGCAGTAAGAGTTTTCTTAAGTAAATCATCAGTCTTCTAACACCAATTCTATCGGTGGCAGAAGGAAGTCTCTTTGCTGTCTTTTGTCCGAAGATTGTTATACCTTCTGGGAAGAACTTAACCATAGGGTTAATATTATTCTCATAAAGAGCATCCTTATCTCCTTGGCTTAAAATTTCCTCAGTATCAAGAGGCTTTGTTAATCTACCTCTTGTAAATCCTGCAGGAGCGAACCAAGGTTCAGCGGTGGAGTCTGTGAAAGCCATAGCTCGTACTCCATAAATTGCAGGATCTAACCAAATATCTCTTTGTGTATAAGTGCTGAAAATTTGAACGTGAGGCCAGTACACAGCAACGTATGAGCTATTTATTGCTGCTTTTCTATCTCCAAAAGTTCCTTTACCATTCATCCAATCTACAGCTTTTTGAGCAGTAGATATTCCGTAAGGAGGAGAACATGCGGCAATAAAGTTTTGACTAGTCTCAGCTAAAGTAATTAATTCGTTTTGAACTGCTGCTTGATGAAATCCGGGAATTATAGCCATAGAGATATTTAAATTATCGTCATCTAAAGCGTACATTCCTGATTTAGTTGCTTTATCACCAATTATTGTTGCAATCACGCTACCCGAAGTATCAGTATCTTCAGCGATACCATTAATTCCTCCTGAAAGTGGATAAGTACCGGGAAGTAGTTTTACAAACCTAGCATCTATAGCGGAAGCTTTCCATGAAGAAGGAGCATAACCAGCATTTTCAACATATATCCCAGAAGGAACAATGTTGAAAAGGTCGCTTATTGGTTGTGCTACTGACTCCAAAGAAACTATGGTTGTAGCAGATACAGCGGAACCTTCAAAAGATCCTTTAATAAAATCAGAATTTAAAGGAGTATCATTTTCTGATTCTTTAATAACTTCGGTTATGAAAGTATTATCTCCATAGAATCCTACTCGGAACGATTCATTGACATAACCTTTATCGTTAACGTAGATATTAAAATAAGGACCAACAATATTATCCACTTCTACGCTTAGTCCAGTAACTTCCCCAGTCCTTAAAGACCTTCCCAAATTATAACCTAATCCACCATAAAGAGATTGAATTAAATAACTAACTCCTTTTTGTAAAGTTAAACCATAACCACTAACAGCACTAGCAGAAGAAAGATTAGCTATAGTGAAAGGACCCGACCCACCCGTCCCAGACTGAAATGCTACTGAAGATAATAAGAAACATGTTACTGCTTTAGTGGTATCAAGATCACCTCCGCCCGTTAAAGCACTGGCTGATGATAATTCTAAAAGATATTCAGGACCAGCAACGGTTGCAAAAATATGAAGAGTATTGTCACCGGGATCTCTTGCAACTCCTACAAGATCAGCTTTAGCAGTACCATCGCCAAAAGCAGTTTGCATGGCTTCAAAAGAAGTGGCATATCCATTTCCGCTTGGTATTGAAAAAATCTTATCTAAAAGAACTGTGCCAGATTTAGATAATTTTGCCTTAATATACAAAGGTTCTGAACCAGAAGTAGAACCGAAGTAATTTGAATATGTTGAGCTAAAGGTTACATAAGGACATACACCTAAAGGAATTAAAGAAGAAGCTTCTACAGATCCACTTGCCGCTCTTACAAAATAAATTCTGTTTGTAACTTCAAGTATTTCTAGTGCGGCTAATAAACCTTGTCCTTGTAAATTCTCATTTGGTTCTCCAAATGTATTTACAAGTTGTTCTGGTGTTGTGATTAAAATAGCCTTATTTTCTGGCCCTTTATCAGCAAAACCAACTATACCAACGATTGAAGAATCAACTGTTGCTGGATAAGCTGTTGCGTCAACTTCACGATAAGCAATGCCGGGACTTTTTAATACCATTTAATCACCTTATGCGTTAATAATTCTTATGAGTTTTCTTTTACCTAAAACTACAAGTTGTTCGGTAATTGCTGTATCCTCAACGACCAGCTTTTCTTTTGGTTTGAGCCACACAGCAGTCTGACCTTCATTAGTTTTTAAGTATATCTCGAAACCCTGATTGGTTTCGTTTTTAATGATCTTCATAAGAAACTCCTATGTATATCTATATAAGTTAACTTAATTTTTTACTAAAAATATCCCTATTTTATTAATTAGTTAACCATGTCATAGACTGTAATTCCTCTGGAGTTACATACTCTTCATGGCTATGTGAATGTGAGTGATCGGGAACGTTTGTACCGGGAGTTGTTGGTTGAGCTTCTGCTTCTGTTATTGAGGTCAAAGCTGACTCAAGCTGTGCTACAGTTTGAGGTGTTAATTTTCCTGATTCAAACTCAAATTCAAAGTTAAGTTTTTCTATTTTTCCCGTAGAAGTGTATAGGAATTTTGGAGCGGGCATATAAGTTTCTAATGTTAGATTTATAGACTTTTGCAGGACTCTATCTTCTTTGTCAGAAACTTTTACTTCAGAATCATCTTCTTCAGATTCAATAAAAACTTTAAGAATTAAATTACTATTAACAGAAATGTTTAAATCTGGATTAAACATTGAAAATAGTATTTCTCTTAATTGATCTAAATCGTTCTTATAAAAAGACCATAAATTTAAGCTATATGAAATAGTTACAGGTCTAGGAGGTAAACTTACTATTCTGATTGCCCTTTGTAGTTTGGGGTGCCAATATTTCTCATCTATTAATAAAGGAGTGTATCTTTGTTTTTTATCAAATATAGCCGTTGAGTTTTCTGATATTGTTATGACAGGCAAAACTACATTAGCTTCATTAAATATAATACCTATTGCTCTTTCTGGATTTGCATGATAGCATTTAACTCTTGTTGAATTGTTGTTGCCGTCCATGTAATTTATATTAGAAAATTTATTTATTAAATACCTTAAAGTATTTTTATACAAATAATGTATATGCTTACTAGGATCAGAATCAATCTTTTTAAAGATTTCATCTACTATATCATGCCTAGCTCTAAGGGGTGTTCTCATAAGTCTATTTGATCTCCTAGTTGATTAGGTCTATTAAATGTTTTTTCATTATGAATAGATTCTGTATCTCTGAGAAGATTGCAGTAAGCTAATAAATGATAAACTCCGTATGATTCAAAAGAGTCTTCTGATACTTGATATATTTTATATTTTATATCTTGAAATAATGGAGCAATAATATCTCCTACTATTAAAGATCTTCCTAATTTTCTTTCTATATAAAGTTTATTAAAAGTAAATATTTGATCGTTTTCTAAACTTATTCCAAATTGATTTAAGTTTTGTTCTATTGCTTTTGGTTCATAGTGAGCAAAGACAGTTATTGGTTCTTTAGATATAGCTTTAGATCTTGATTCCATATAAACATCATCGTACTCTTGAGAAGGGTAGTATTTGTAAATGTTTACTTTAGAACCAGAAATCCTTATGGTTTCGTCATCTATTAAATTAAAAAGATCACGATCAGGATTTGAGTCATCAAAAAAATTAAGTATACTATCGTTAGCATCTACCTCAATTATTGGTAGTTTTGTGGGAGGTTTTTTTACGACGTATTTTTCTTTCATTAATATACTGAGAAGAGTGGTGGCTCTTCAATCTCCATTAATAACTCTTTCATAAGAGTTTCTTTTTCTTTAGCTGACTCTTGAAGTAAATCTTTACCATCCAAAGCAGCCCCCTTTCCGGGACCCGGAATAGATTGATACTTACCTCTTACTCTCCCTAAAACAGATTTAGCACAAGCTAAAGCGTACCTTTGTACCCAGTTCCTAAACGCTGGAAGTATGGTATTTGAATCCAGTGCCCTATATTCTAATATGACTGGACTTGGAGTTACTGGAGGTTCTGGATATAATTGTAGATACTTTCCATTTACGATGTCGTAAGATCCATCTCTTGATAGGACTTTGCGAATCATTTCCATGTACTGCTGAACTAATAGATAATCACCAACATTCATATTTTGAAAAAATCTATTGTTTTGCCAGAATCCTAAAAAGAAATCAAATTCTAACGAGCCTTTACTAAATTGAAAAGCTAGTAAATCTTTTTGATAAATTACATAATTTAAATTATTAGCTACGAATGCTGGAAGTTCATATAAGCTAATTCCAGCAGATGCGTCAAAAACTGCATATTGTAAAGCCCAACTTGGAGCGTGATAATCTAATTTAGTAACTGCCTCATCTATACAAGTTTTTATTTGAAATGGAGTTAACTCAACTCTTACAACCGGATGCCCCAGTTGAGCCATTACATAATCTTTTATGGTTTGATCAAACTTGTTAAATTCGACGTTGTCGATTATTAAATTTTTATTTAATGCATCAACATCAATATCAGAGGATTCTGTGTACAAAGTAAGATTATTACCTTTGTACTTACCATAAGATGAACCATACGCAGTAATCGTTGGTTTAGCTATCATTTAAATAATCTCCCGACTTTGTTGTTTTAATTTGTTTTTTTATTTCTTTCTTTTCAACGACTGGATTTGGATATTCAGTAACATCAACTAAAAAGTTATTGTATATAACCGAAGTCGAGGAGATTATTTCATTTGGTTTAACACAAAATATTTTATTATTTATGTTAATTGCTACTTTAAGATTAGATATATTTTTGTATTTAAACATAACTCCTCTATTCTTATGTAGGGTCTATAAAATAAAAAAGCGGGGCTTAAAGCCCCGCTTTATAAGATAATCTTATTCAGATCATCTGGCTAGTGTGTTAGTGAGACCTAAGGTGCTAACGCGAGCAATAGAAGGTGTCATGTAGTTCTTACCTGCACCTACGAGTCTTATAACTCTGTAGAATCTATTGGCTGGGGCGATTGCGGCCTTAGCATAACGGGTCATGATACCCTTTCTTGGTTGGAAGGTCTCAGGATCAGTTATGGTTTGGATTGGCATGAGTGGGATGTATGGGCAGTATACGAAGCCAGCATCCATTGGATTGGTTCCGTTATAACCGACGATGATCTCGTCTTCTGGGAAGAGAGGATCGACGATTAAGGTGTACTTGCCAGCAAACTTGCCACGGTACTCAATTCTGTTACCCATGTTGGTTGGGCCGTCCTTCTCAGGAAGACCACCCTCAAGCTTGGCGGCTGACTCTAGGAGTGAAGCGACCAGTGGTGAGGTGATCAGTACTGTACCGGGACCACGCATTGTGGTACGGTAAATGTCCTGTGAAGCATGGTTAATTAAAGCAAGCAGGTTGCTGTAAATGTGACCAACATGTTGAGGAGCAAAATTTATTCCAGTGAATCCGTAGATTGGATTAGTTAAATCCATTACGAATACGTTTGAACGAGCGGTATCGTTTGTTGGAATTTTATTTGTTCCAGTTGCTCCAAAATCCATATCGTATTGGAAGCTTGATGGGATAAATCCGTGAGTCTCATTTGGTGATTTACCATAAGTCTCACCGAAATTATTAGCTCCATTATTATCCAATCTCTTTGGAGTCCATCCAAATCTATTAGTGGCATCATCTTGAGCAAATCCGTAAGCTATTCCACGGATGTCTTCGATTAACTCACGATCAATTTCGAGAGCAATTTCCTTGCTGAGGAGATCAGTTAGCTCGCGCTCTAGATCAAGATTGTGGTAAGCCTTGAGATCTTGTGAAGCCTCAATGGTCCACAGGGCTCTCATCTTACGAGTCTTGGCTACTACAGCTTGATTCTCGATGTGGAAGCTAATTTCAGGAATAGCTGAGTTAGCTAATCTCTCACCTGCTGACACGAACCAAGCCTCAACAGTATTCTCATCTGGGAAAGCAGCAATCTTACCACCGTAAGTTGAGCTGGGTGAACCTCTAGTTGAGCTTAGAACGTTTGAAAGATCAAAGGTTCCAGCACCACTATAGTTTGCGGGAATTAATCCACCGTTTCCGGTAGCATTCATATCATTCCAAGGACCAGCAGTTCCGGGTGCGGAAACTGAACCAATACCTTCGGCTGTTAAGCCACGGTAAGTTAGATTATACTTTGAATAAACGTTTTGTTGCTTATAAGTATTATCATTAGCTTTTCCTGCACGGCTGTTACCAATGTAGAAGATCTGGCTGACAGGTCCTTCCATTGGTTGGGTTGAACCAATCATGTTGAAGATCAGTTCTGGGAATACTCTACGAACGATTGGGAAGGCAAACTTTTGGAAGGTGCCTAACTTGCCAACAGTTGTAGCTCCGGGAGTAAGCTGCTCCTCGGTCAGTTTGCTAGCCTCGGTCAGAACGGCCTTGGCTTGATTCTCTAAAAGTTGAGCGGTTACTTCAGCCATGTAGTCGGTCTTGATACCGTCTAGGGCTTTCTCCCACTTCTTAACGACATTACTATCAATTTTTTTCATTTTGTATAAACTCCTGAATTCACTTTTGCATAAGTGCAATGGTCTCCTCATTTAAGAAAGGGTTGAGGACACCAGAACCCTTGCGTGAAGACTCAGTTAAAGTCTCTCTCTTTTTGAAATTTTCTTCAGAGACTACGACTGCGTCTCCACTGACTTGCATTTTAGCCTTCTCTTTTCCTTCTCTGATGCTAACTTGCAAATCAGAAACTCTTGATTCAAGAAGACCGATTTTGTCCTTTTGAATCTTGATAACGTTTTTAAATTTGTTATTTTCAGTTAGAACATTTTGAAGTTCTTCTGTAATAACGTTTAGATTCTTTTCGAGGTTTGTTTGTTCTAAAGCCATCATGTTGACAGCATTCACCTCATCCTCTGGTCCAACTTCGATAGCCATTATGGCTTTTAAGTGCTCATACATGGCAGCGTTGCGAACGGTATCGTTCTCCATCTCTAATTCTTTTAGAGCGTGCTCTTTTAGTTTTTCTATTTGACCACGAATAAATGAAGTGGTTTTTAAAGTTAAATCGGCCTTAACCTTCTCAACCTCTTCGGTAATTTTCTCACTAACAAGATTAGCAATCTCGATAGCTACTGATTCATCCAGATTTTCTGGCAGTAACTTTGCTATCTCTTCCATTTTATTTGTTTTTGCCATAACTAATTCCTTATTTCTTTCCGCCTTTTTTCTTAGCGGCTTTTCCATAACCACAGGATTTCATCTCTTGGATAAATTTTCCTGCAAATTTTTCGTACATGTTGCTGGAGTTTTCAGGCTTAGGGGGCTTAGGAGGATTAGGACCAGTTTTAACTCCTCTTCTATTCCTATGTTGTAATAATCTAAGTCCAGCAACGTCACTATATATTCTAGCCCTTGTTATTGGATCTCCACCATCAAATTGCCCAGCAAGCCTATCCGTTCTTGCTACTGCTCTTGCGCCGGGTTTCCTTCCTTTTACACCATAATTCTTTTGATCTTCAGCACTCCAAGGCTCCCCTTCAGGAAGTTCTTTGTCTGCCTTTGTTTCTGAAACAGGCTTAGGCTGCTTAACTCCTCTCCGACTCAGATGCCAATGCCGTCTCTGGCTGCGAACTAGGGGATCCAAGAACGCGGCTTCCGCTTGGGGATCCTTTGTCGGATCACTCAACTCCTTAACCTTCCTGTCAATTCTTGCTTCCCCTCTTTCGCCGGGCTTTCTTCTTGGATCATTAAGCAATGGTCCATCTTCAATATCTCCTTCAGGAAGTTCTTTATCTGCCTTTGTTTCTAAAACACTAGCTTCATCTTTTCTTTTTTTACGCTTAAGACGGCAGCTACCTTTTGCATAGGGCTCTACACCGGGAGTTGGCTCATAGCCCTGCCAGCAACGCTTCTCATCAACACGAAGCTCATCAAGTTTATTATCAATCTTAGCTTCTAATATTGATAAGAAAACGTTACGACCAACAACCTTCTTTATTGTATTCTCTACAATTTTAGCTTGATGATTTTTGCTTTCAGCTAATGAAGGGAATGCGCCTCTGGTAGATGGGTCTGCGACAATATCGAATGTTAATAGTTTGAAATCTTCGTTAACAATCTTGTGCCCTTTACCCTCACTTAAAGTTCCCATACCACGGCTTGAAACTCCAATACGAATGCCATCTTTAATTAATGACTCAACAACCTTTCCGGCTGGAGTTGAAAGAATTTCAGCTTCTCCATATACTTCATTGCCTTCAAACCATAATTTTGTTATGATATGAGAAGCATTGGATAACTTTACCATGTCATAAGTAGGATGATCTAGTTCACCAACACAACGACGTTCTTGAACAGCTTCAATAAGATTATTGATTGCGTTTTCTAATACTTTTTTAGGATATATACGACCATTACTATTAGCTTCGTCGGCTCTTTGAAAAATGCCACGAACCTTCATGCATTTCCCAGAACCCGTATTCTCACTAATAACTTGTAATTTGTCTAATAATCTTACGTCTTGTAGTAGCATAATTAATCTCCACCTTTATCTTTAGGTTTTGAGTACTTTTTATAGTACTTCTTTAAATTAGCAGACGTAGATTTACCGTGACGAACCATGGTTCTTGCGGCATATTTTTTTACGTCTCTAAATGAGGAAGGGATTGATCCGGGAGTAAAACCTTTGGCTACTCTACCACCACACTCTTGCTCATCATCCTTGCCCCATTTTCTTTTGGTAATTACATAAAGTCTATCTGCCCCTTTTGTGGAAAAGATTTGACCTACATAACCAGTGCATAGAGCATCTTTAATACTGTTGTATATTTTAATTTTAGACTTGGTAGCTGTGGTATGAGGTTTTCCTTTTGAGGATAACATCTTTCCTCTACCAGAAGATGAACCCTTACCTTTTTCTGTTTTTGATTCTAAAATTAGGTTTAGAAGATCCATTTGTTTTTCCTGATAGGTTTGTTCCATTCATTCCAGTAGTATTCATTTCACTAAGAACTTGTTTAGCTTCAGATAATAATGAAGATAATCTATTAATAAGATCACTTATTTTTTCTTCAGCAACAGGTTGTTTTTTAGTTTCTTTAACTGGTTGCGGTTTCTGCTTTTTTGGGATAGCAGGAACTCCCATTGATCCCTCAAGTATGTGTTGGATGTAATCATCGGTTACATCTGTATCTGATACGTCAGGGACAAAGTCGGAAACCATGGGATCTTTTTTAGATTCTCTAATTGGTGCTCCACCATCAACTGAAGGTGGTACAGAATCTTTTTTAGGGTCCATGTTAGACAGGACACCCATGGCGATATCTATAACTGAAATACTAGGGTATTTGGACATAGTTACCCTATCCTCACTTCTTCTTGTTTTTCTTGACGATCATTGGTTTCTTTGAAGCCTCTTGAACTTGCTCCATCTCATCGAGCATTTCTAAGAGAACATCAAAGTGTTCATTCATGTTTTGCATGACTATTGAGTCATCTTCAACAACTGACTCACAGAGGGGGCAGTTATGAGTATCGTTAGATTCGATTACTATCTCATTGCCGTCAAAATCATCGCTTTCGCTAATGGCTTGAACTTGGTGGAGAAGATTTACAAGTGAGTTGAAGTGAGTATCAATGTTCTCAAATATAACATCATCATTCTCTAACTCAGACTCGCAAAGGGGGCAAGCATCATAACCATACTCTACTCCCTCTTCTTTCTTCTCATCGTCCTCATCATCTTGCATTTCATCATCATCAACCTCGCTTGCGTTTATAGCTTTTCCACTTTTGGTTGTTACTATTCCGGGACCCCTTCCAGCATTTCTAGAGTCTTCATCTTCCTGTTGGGCTTCTGATTCTTCAGTAAGCTTAACTTTAATGTTAGCTTGAGTCCAATTAGCCTCAGTAAGAACAGTATTGATAAAATTATCTGTCTCGTCAAATCTTTTTGCCATATGTCACCAATTAATTAAACTATGTCCTATAAACTATTTATAACTGAATCGAAAAAATATTAATAAAATTCCAGTAAATATTTAAATTATTTATTAAGGTATCGGAGGTCCTACAAACACAAAAGGTGGTATAAGAGATGTAGGTGTTATGGGTTTTAATATTAATTTAGGGTTGCAGCTAGAAATATCAGCACTTGTTGCTATAGGTTTACCATTAACAAACACTCTTGTAGGTCTTGCAAAGACAGATTGAGTAATAATAGGAGCCGGGTGTACAAGATCTGGGGGAGCAACGTGCCCAGTGAGTATATTACCTTGATGAAAAGCTAATTTAAAGTTAATAAATAATTTTGTGTTTGTATTACTTATAGGTAATACTGTCATTTGCGGTGGAACTCCGTCAGTTAAAAAGAAGTCTCCTGTTTTAAGTGCTATACCCATTATATTCTATCCTCTGGTAATACTACTTGTGCTCTTACTGTAACCCCTAGATCATTAGCGTCCTCCACAGGATCGCCCAAACCAGTTACAATACCTTTATCTTTTATTACATCTTTAACATTAATATTGTACTTTTGTTTTATTATATCAGATAATAAATCTAAATTTCCATTATTAAAATAATCTCCAACTTCGTTGTAGTTTAAACGTGAGAATACATCAAACCATTTTAATTCATCTGGTTGATATACCTGAACGACCGGGTCTAAAACTTCTCTAACAATTTTAGACATTATGGATCTTCTACCACTTATCTCGCTTGGTGCAGATTCTAAGTACTCATTTTTATAGTAATAAGTTCTACCATAAGATGTTGGATTGTATTGATAAAACAACTTATCTGTATACCCATAGAAGTCTTCATTAGGGTTTGAAGTTTGAGATAGAGCTACTTCATCGACAGCGGTATCTAATTTCTTAACATCATTTATCTTTATTGTTTGTGTGCAATAGATGGATCTTTCAACTATTTCATCTTTGTAATTATTTATGTCTGACATAATATCAAATGGATTATGCCTAGAACCACAACCGGGAACTAGAATTATTGCAAATGGTAAATTTCTAGTTAAGATGAAATCATTTATATGATTACCTTCTAAGTAAAAATCAAAGTTTCTAAATGTTATATCGTTTTGATTTAATGTAAATGAGCTAGTATCATATGCATAACTTACAAATGGATCTCTAAAATCTAAATTTAATTTAGTTACATTAAATCCGTAATTAATTAAATGATTATTTATTTTTTCTTCGTTAGTTAATCTTCTGTAAGTGGCTCGTAAGTTGTTTACTAAAGACTCATCTTCATTTAAAATTTTAATAGAAGATAAATCTAAATAAAAGTACATTGGTTCTGTTTCTCTCATTGTGTATGAGGTTAAGAACTCATTGTTTGAACTTGTCGAAGATACAACTAATAATGAATAGGGATCTTGATTAAGAGTCTTTAATGCTGCGACTCTAACACTGTCTGGAGTAAAGGTAGCTACACTGTTCTTAGAATCTAAAGGTACATCTAATTCATTTCCTAGAATGTCTGCTACTTCAATAAAATAATTATCTCCGACACCTATGTCTGCATAGGTGTCAGTAGCGTCGATGGTTGTTATACTAATCCCAGCATCCTCTAAAGGTATTGATATTGTCGATGCATCAATTGTGGTTGCTGCTACATTAACGCCAATATCTGTATTTAATCTTTTTTGTCTTATTATTTTAAGCTTATCGATCTCTTGATAATAACCTTCATCGGTTGGAGCGGCACCATTTATAACTAATGTAAGTGCCGCTCTTTCTGAAATTGTAGAATCATTTGGTGCAATTATTTCTAATAATTCATCAGAGTTTTGAAAAGATGCAATTTCACTATAGAATCCGGGATCAAACTCATCTAGTCTTCCAGACCTTAGCATCTGTAAAAGAGCGGTTAAAAATAAATCAGGTTGTATTAAGTTATTGTCAACTCCATGAATTGATTGTATGGAATTTAAAAATTCTTTATTTAAACTTATAGCTAATTTATCTAAAGTTAAATCAAAATAATAAGACTCCTTCCAGTTTACAGAGTACCCAGTCTCATTTTTCAAAAGAAAGTACCTAACTTCTTCTGCTACTGTTTTATTAAATATGTCTAATCTAAGATCATTTTCTACTAACTTTGTTTTTGGGTTTGGAGTCTTTTGAAAGAAATTATAAACATTATCATAAACTTGTTTGTAGTTTATATTAACTTTGCTTTGATCTCTGTCATCAACATAAAGAATATTTTTAGAGTTATTAAAGTCTATAGTTTTAACAAATCTTGTTTTACCACCAATAACTTTAACATCGTTCCACCTAGGGTTAGTTCCTAATTCTGGACTAGGTGCATCCCTAAAAGCTACCGTCCCTTGTGGAGATTGAGAATACTCTTCATAATTTGCTTGAGTAATATAAGTAGGCTTTTGATTGAATATGGTTGATCTAGGAGGGATTTCTACGGGGTTTGTTGAATTAGACCTAACTGACTGTAGACATGTTTCTAGAGTCCTGAATTGGCACGGAGACGGGTTTAAACACTCCACGCAGGAATCTCCGTCTCTATTGTAACCATACCTAGCCTCAGTAATTTTTCTAGGTATCGTTCTTACTCTAACATCTATTGGTTGAGTGCCTGCGCTATTAACTGTAATTACTCCGGGGATAGTCGTGGATATGCCCGTAGGTATGCCAGTAGAACCTACTCCCCCACCTTCATTGGTTCTTGGGTTCTCAGTCACCACAGCTAAAGGTTCAGTTATAATTACAGATGGAGTAATTGGAGGACAAGTTATATCTGTACAAGTTTGCCTACATAGCTGCCCGGTCAATCCCGGTGTGCAATTAGGATCTTCAGTTGTACACTTAGTGCAGTAACCAGTTCTTCTTTGATTTACTTGATCTGGGCACCTCTCAAAATCAAAAGTGCATTTATATCCACAAGAAATTTGATTACACTCTCCGTCACAATTAGCCGTTAAATATCTACAAGCGTTCGGGTTAGTTGCAATTTCTTGTTGCGTGCAAGGGACACAACGTTTTTGCATGTAAGTTAGTGGAAACTCTTCACCCGGCTCTATTGGACAAGTTTGTGGAAATGTTTCACATTTCCATCTAAAAACAGGATCAGGTATTGTAGGATCTTTTCTTAAAAGACAGTCTGTAGATACACATCTAGGAGCACATTGAGCAAAACTTTTGTATGTTCCTGCTGGCCTATTAATTTGAGGAGCTTGTTCAATACAGGATCTTATGGTTTTTGTTTCTGTTAATAAAACAAATCCCGACGCTCTAGATGGTTCTTCGCATTGTTCTATTGTTTCTACACACCTTATAACTGATAGCCAACATGGATACCTATCAAAAGCATTTGTTCTACATTCCTCTTCTGTAGCATAAGTTTCAACAGACCTAGGTAACGTACCAACCTGAGATAATCGAATACAAAATCTAGTAGATTCTTCCTCACACCCCTGTCTACCGGGAGATAGTGCTCCAGCGCAGACACAGACAAATGGATCATCTTGTGGCCTGAAGGGCCTAGGATTACCACAATTTCCGTTAGGGCAATAAGGTATTAGAGGTAAACTAGGATCAGGTATGTTAGTGCCACCATACTGATATGACGTTGGAAATAACCCACCGCAATTTGAAAAGACTCTTGGCCTTGGTAAATTTGGTGGATCTGGATCAGGCATACTTGGTTACCTGTTATTCTTCAGGAGGTCTATTTCTAGTTACAATTCTAGGTCTATCGGTTCTTCCTGTTGATGGATAATTTTCATGATCTAACATACCGGGAACTTTATGAATTCCATTGAAGAATTGAGAAGAACCATTACCGTAATTATATGGATGTCCGATAACTGTATATTCTATTGATGGATATATTACAGGTATAGGTCCTCCACCTATAGGAAAAATTGGAGATCCACTTGGAGTCCACTGTAATGCATGACTAAATGCCGCAAAATTTAACATGGAGATGGGCATTTCTGCTCTTGGGTTTTGATAAATTCCACCACCCCCCGTATTAAAGGCAACGTCACCATAAGGTATTGCTGAACCTGAAACAGGGGGAATAGGTAATGGTTGCGATAAAACTACTATTATCGTAAAATCTATAAAATATTTTGTTGTTTGAGTTGAACCTTCAGTAAAAATAATTGGCCCTCGTTTTGGTCCTTTTGAAACAAATATTGAAGACTCAGGTTGAGATTCTACATTTTTAAAACTAAAACAATTCCAAAATTTTGGAATTACTGTTATGTCTTCGACCCAAGGGGTATCTGTAATATCTAAAGTTATTGTTTTTGTTAACCAATTTAAATTAACACCAAAATGATTTATTGATCTTTTTGAAGTATTTATAGGTGCTGATATAAATCTACCAAAAGTATCATTATTTGTAAGAAAACGATTAGCATTATAAACACTATTGGGAATTTGACTTTGAGTAAATTGATATGTGATACCAGCTCTCTCATTACCCAAAGCATATCTACTATTTAGAGCAACATTTATTCTATCCATAACACCATATCCAATAGATGGATAGCTATTGCCAGTTCCAGTGACCGCTGCGAATACCCAATTAGCTAAATCCCAATCAGGTAGATTAACGAATTCGTAAGAAGGTGGAAGATTGTGAAGCTCTTTAAATTTTGCTATAACTTCTTCTTTGTTAGATGGAGCTATAGGGTTATCATATTTTTCTTTTATTGCTGCACATAAAGCACCTTCAGGTCCATAATAATTACCACCTCTAACTATTCCGCGAGTAAGAATCCTACCCATACCGGAATCAATTGTCGAATTGGCAGCGTTTAATTGATTTATCCTTGCATCTAATTCACTAGCTTTTGAATTTATAAGATTATAAGCTCTGTTTGATTCATATTTAACATAACCTTCTGTTGCAACAGGATTAGCTAATGATATATTTGGTAACGCAGCAGCTATACCCGCACGCTCTCCGTAAGTAAGTTCTGTTGTTCTAAAGAATGGTCTAATATCAATTATGTCTTCAGATTCAATTATTTGATTTAGGTTTTCGTTTAATTTATTATTTTTTACTACAATATAAGCGATTGGGAGAATTGATTGTCCAACTAAAGCGTAATGATTATTAGGTAACCATTCTGCTAAAAGTGGAGAGATATTCATTAGATCATCTGGAGAAGGAAAAGATCCTCTTACATCAATCGAATCAAATCCTAAATCAGTATTGTTTTGATCTGCAACATTAGCTAGAATACTATCTTGATAGGTTGGATAAAAGAATTTACTATTTGCAGTTCTTCCAGTTTGATAATTCAAAACTAATCCTGCGCCTTTTACTATTCCTAGTTCTGCTTTATAAATTTTTCTAGGAGTAAATGAATTCCAACTTGTAGTTAAATGAGCAGCAGAAGTATCTATGGGCTTTGAATAGATAAACAACAAATCTAGTCTGTGAGTCGCAGATGCTGCAGGGCTTCCAAAGTCTGATGAGTCAACAACTAAACCATCTTCATCTATATAAGAAAAATCATCTGAATTAAATGGCTCAATGTTTATTGAAAGATTTTCTGGTACATCTACCACAGCAGTCCTAGCTACGCCTCTCCATTTTTTAATAAACTGAGTATCTAGCTCATAAAGAGAAGCAAATCCTTTTCCGGTACTTCCATCAGGAGTCGTAGAGTTAAATTGATTTATTCTTAAATAAGGGCCACTTACGCCTTCACTACCTTGTTGAGCGTTTCTTGGAGACCCTGTCCATAAAAATGTAGGATATGTAAAATCTGGATTAATACCAGCGATGTTAAAAAATGATAAATTTGGATTTATTGATCCGCTAGTAGCTACTCCAATTGAATTTAAATTGAATAAAGCAAAAGATCCAAAACTTCTTTCTGCTAAACCGTTTAATCCTAATGCTTCAGAATTAATATAGGATTTAAATCTATTTAATGTGGGCAGCATCAAAGCATTATCAATTGTTCCTACATCCCATTCGTTAAATTCACCAAAAGATAATCCTGCTGATCTACCAATAACTTGTAAAGGTGTTAGATTATAAGCATCATTAATTCTAGCTATAAAGTTTCCGGGTTTTACAGAGACTATATTAGAATTAACTCCTGATACAAACGGTTGAAGTTCTGTAAAAGTACTTCTAGATCCCCCTTGAACTTGTTGTTGAGGTTGCTCTAATTCTACATCAACTGTGGTATTTTCAAATGCCTCTTTTAACCATAAAATATTTTCTTCTAATTGTTTTATAGGAATATTATCGACCTCATAGTAATAAGGATCGTTTGCTTTATACTTACGAACAGGATCCGTAAACTTATAAAAGTTAGAAGAACTTAAATTTAAATTAATAGTAACCATCTTATAAATACCTATTTAAATCAAAAACATTTATTGAAGCTAACCCTGCACTAATATTTCTATTTTGAGTAACTCCCGCACCTTCTCCAAAGAATCCCGGCCAAGGTGAAGTTGTCCTATTATGTGAAGCTATTGACACAAGCCTTGCTAATCCAGATTTACCAGTAGAACAATGTTTAGCATTTGCAAAAATGTTAGCAGCAGATTCATCTAATGTAACTCTTATGAAATTAGGAGAATGAATCATTGCTGATCCATAATAGAATCCCGATAAACTTTTTGTTGAAGTGTTTATCAAACTTTTATGGAAAGAACTAGCCGAACTAACCGCTGATGCTGAAAATGGCGGTTGGTATCCTTGAGCGTAAATTTGAAACAGCCAATCTACATCATAATAACTAGCTGTTGTTCCGGTTACTACTCCACTTACCAAATTTAAGTACTGACTTGCAGGGTTTACCGAGAAGTAAAGTCTGAAGGGACCTTTATTTTGATAGGATGAAGTAAACAAGTAGGATTGTATTTGCCCAGAAGGGCCAGAACCAAAGTAATCTAAAATGGATAAACTACTTGTATCAGGCGTAGTTGTTGGAGCACCAGATAACCTAGTTCCAGAAAGTAACCACTCATTGGTAAGTGCAGATAACCAAACTGCAGGTGGTCCATTGTAAGATACATCTTCAGGAAACATACTACTTACAGAACAGTAAGCTGCATTTAATTGAGAGTTGTCAGCTATATTCCATATAAATAATTTTGTGCAATTACTGGCTCCGATATTAGAATTAAATATTAAAGCAGATGGATTCCACCATCCACAAGGGAAATTAACTCCACGAACATTTACAACACTATTATTGTGAGCTTTAACACACATACCACCTTGAGTTATGTTAGTGTATTGCTCTGCGCCAGTGACTGAAACTCTATCAAATAAATAACTACTAGCCGTGAAGTTTTCAGCCGAATCAAAATTTATACTTGTTACGGCATAATTAGAATAATTTCCATCAATAGCAAATGGATTTGGGTAAAATTGAAGGAACCCACCTTGTGTAAATGGTCCAAGATAAGGTTGAACTCCACTTAAATCTAAATCATTGTTTACTAAATAATTTGCACCATTTGCGCTATTAGGCCACTCTGTTAAATAATTTCCTAAATTAGTTAAATTAATTATTGAGTTTTTATCAGCGACAAGACAAGCTCTAGTTGAATGTAGTTCAACCATAGTGTGATTTGAATTTGAACTTAATTCAAATTCTGCAATTTCAAATTTATTGTTATCATTTCTATGTGGAGTTATATTTAATACAGAGTTATTTTCTACTAAAGAATCTATAGAAAACTGAGCTATTACACTAGGTCCTTGAATATTTAACTCAGAATTATTGTCTGCTTGTAATCCAACTGATACACGTTGTTTATCTTTATTTGTGGGACCTACAATTCTGGTTGCATACTGATTGCTACCCTTAAAAGTTATTACAGAGTTGTTTTTAGCGAAAGCGGCGAGACCTTCTTTTAGCTCAAAATAAAATCCGCTATTTTTAACAAAATCATTAGTTCTTCTTATAAATGGATGCACCAATAAACATTTTGAAGAATTAAAAGATTGTATAGAAGGTAAGGATATTCCAGTATTGTTCCCTGTTTTACTTATACCATGAGAATTTTCTAAAGTATGTTTTCCAATTTTTATTGGCATGTTATTAACAATTTCGCATTCATAAGAAGATTTATCTAAATCTAAATGAATACCATTACCAGATAAATAAAATTGTATTGGATTATTTACTTTTATGAAATTTTTATTATAAACAAATTTTGAATTATTTAAATCTATTCCGACTTTTTGATTATTTCTTATCAAATGTCTGTCAGTTTTTATCAAAGAGTTATTAGCTAATAATCCAGTATCATTGCCTTCTAAAGTTAACCTACCGTCCCAATCTAATACAGAATTATTCATTTTAATTCCAGCAAACATATTCATGTCTGAAATTAATTGAGTTGGTGTATTTTGAACGGAGTTACCATGGAATCCTATGACTCCACCTCTTAATTTAGAATTTTCCAAAACTATACCGTTTGCGTTTCTGGAAAAATTAATAGGATAATTTAAACCATAAGCTAAATTATTAGGACTATTAATTACTGCGCTATAGTTAGAATCTGCTAATGCTAATGAGTACTCAAATGCACTTGTTGAACTAAAATAAATATCGGAATTGACAGCAAATAAACCAGCACCTAAATCATCCTCGTAAGTACTAGAAAGATTTGTAACTGTTCTAGGTGAATTGTAATTTCTATAAGCTGCAACACCTCTTGTTAATATTACATTAGAGTTATTAAAATAGAAACCAGCTTTTCTGTTTCTGACACTTATACAATTTTCTAAATAAACATTCTCAGAATTATTTACCGTAATTCCATATGAATTATTTACAAACGGCCCTCTACCATCTACAAAGAAATTTCTAATGTAAATTGGACCGTCACAATTAGTAATATTTATTTTAGAAACTCTATTACCCATGAAAAGACCTACAAATGGGTAAAAAGAGGGAGAAAGTATATTCTGAGATAATCCAAGTTTAAATTGTAATCTTGAATTATCAACTTCGTTATATGAACTTATATCATAAGTAAATATATTTTCTGTCGAAGTAGCTTCGGCTGTTGATTCATAAAATGCTAATTCAAAAACATCATCACCATAACCTACTGCTGCTGTACTACTGATTGCATATGTTGGAGGGTTATACCCACCATCAGAAGCTAGCATAGCTAAACCGTTTAATTGTAAACCTAAAGATGATAAATCGTTATAACTTGTGAATATTTTTTGATTTAAAAATTCAGACTTTGTATCAAAGAAATGTTTTCGTCCACCTAATAGAGGAGTTCCTGATAAGTAACCTAATAAATCATAATTTGACCCGGCAGCTAAAATAGAAACTTTTGTTTGAGTTGCAATGGTTCCGCCTGATTGCATTTGTGACGGTTCATTTTTTGCAAAAACCTTATTTACAATTTCTAATGAACCCTTATAATGTCCATTTTTATTACATTTAATATTATTTAAATTAATTTCACCAAGGTCACCTTTGTTGCAAACTTCAATAATTACTGGATAATTTAGGACCTCTGGTAACGCTGCTATCGCTGCACTAACAGTTTCATAAATGTAAGGATTACAGGCGTATAATGACGGACTGGCTCCAGCAGATACGACCATGGCTATTCCGGGAATACTTGATGTAGGGTGCCCTAGTTTTTCCCAAAGATAATAAGTCCTTTCTTCTAAATCGTACAATGGCAAATTATCTTGTTCCCAATTATAAAATGAACTTGTATCAAACTTTGTAACTTTATCAGTCCAACAATTGAAAAGTTTTACTGATCCACTAGCAGTGTAAAAATCGTTTTGAAGAAATACCATGGGTTACCTTTAAAAATTAATTGTCCATCTAAAAACTAAAGCAAAGTCAGAGCTTTTTCTAATTGAAGAAAAATACTTATAAGCAACTAAAATAGGAGCGGGTATTGGATTTAATCCTAGAGGATTTCTCATAAACAATCCAATCTCATTAACGTAAGTGTTATCGTTTCTTAAGTTATTACAAGACTCCTTATCAACAACTAAAGTATACCTAACTGAATTATCATCTATTCTGGTAATATTATGTGCGGGTATCGCAGCATACCATGTAGGTGTACCTACAAAAGAACCTTTAAATTGATGTGCCGATAGGACAAATAACTCACCATCAGTTCCTACATATTCTTCTAAGCTAGATAATGCTCCAGACAGTGAGTTGGTTGAGCTAACCTCTAAGGCAGATCCACCAGATACACCTATTTGAAATCTATCTATTTGATAATCAAGTATAGTAGTTGATCCAGATAATCCAAACAAGCAGGCTAAACCAACACCCATGCCTGATACAATGGTGTTATGATCATCATAAACAAGCTCTTCATGACCATCGTCGTAAAGCTTATGAACTGTTACATGACCATTAATATTTAAGTAATCAAAAATATTCATTTATAAAAACCTTATTGTCCATTGATATGCGATGTAAGGGGCAGCCAACCCTTCTAGTAATACTTTAAAAGCCGATGCTCCGAAGGCATCGTTTAAATACAAAAGATCTCTTGAAAAAGTCTTTTTAGCAAATAAACGATATTTTCTAATATTATTTAGTGGATTAAATGCAAAAGGTGGTTTATGACCTTCTTTTAACATTTGTTTTATGTCTAGACACCATAACCCAAAATGATATACTCCACCATATAATAATAGAGTTGCGGCATCATGAGCAGACAATTGCCAAACTAAATCAATGTTTCCCGTGGAACTAAATGTAGGAGATAGATTTATGAGCACTCCACTAGTAAATTCTAGTGTCGCTGTCTTAGCTCTTCCCTGATTTCCATTAAGGGGCGCAAATGTTAAAAATCCAGAAGAATCCATTATTCCGTATTTATTATAAGCACCTGATAAAGTTCCAGAATAAAGGATGTTCCCTAAACTTCCAGAAACATGATCTGCTGATAAAACATAATAATTAATCCCACCTGAAGGAGCGAAACACCCTAAAGTTTGATAAACTGAAGAATATGAAGACAGCAGGACATGATTAGCACAATGTCCTACATCCAACCCAGAAAATAAAGAGCTAAAAACAGTTCTACAATTATTTTGTTCTAATCTAGTATTTAAAGGATCGGGATATTCTGGTAAAATATTATATCTTAGTATTGCACTCCCTATGGCTGACGAATGATAAGAAGACACAGACTCATAACTTCTTACGATGATAGCTGAATAATTAGAATCATATACTGCATGAGCATGTTTATTAAATCCACTTACGTCCTTACCATAAGATATTGCTTGAAAGCTAAAATTAGATGTATCTAAAATAGCTGAGGCAGAAGGTATCTTCGATAAGCTCGGAGATAACGTCAGCATATCAACAATTACTTGTCCAGCGGTATCTACTATCATTTTAATTATTCATGTAAATTGATGTAATAAGTTGGGTTTCCGCACTATATTTAGCATTACTTAACCAATTTGGATCTAATCTATAATTTAATCTACTACCACCACTTACTTCAAGTGCTTCTTGAGTTACCGAGGCTACTCTACTAGCTTTCCCAAACTTAGACATGCTTCCAGTAATCTCTCTAAAGTATTTAAATATATGATAGATATGTTCTCTAGTAAGATCTACTCTATATTCCTTACAATATAAATCTCCCACTGGAAGATAATTTATTGAAGAAACTAATACTTTACTCCACTTATTTAAAGTTAAGTCTACAAGATTAATTTTATCTAAGTAGAACGACCTATCTTGATTTGGATAAGGGAATATATCAATTATGTAATTTTGATTTTCCCTATGTACTTCACTATTTGTATCGAAATAATGTTTAGGAACAAATATAGGTCTGTTGTTAGTATTAAAAGTTAATTCACATAAAGTAAAGTCAGAAGCATTTAAATTATATAAATTTGAATACTCAATACACCCGTCAAATTGAGATGATAAAGTATACTCTCTGGGAGTTAACTCTATTTTATGAGCAAAGTCTTGTTTAACTGTATCAAAATTAATCGATGAGATTGGCGTATAAGTCCAAACTTTGTCTTTGCCGTAAATCCAAGTCCATCCGTTTTCATTAGCTGTGTGAATAAATATTCCAACAGAACCGTTTCCAAATTTCTTAAAATCATCAGAAGCAAACAAACACAAGAAGTCTAGTTTGAATTCATGATTTGGTAAAAGAAGATTTGTAGAGATTGGGTGTCCATCTGACTGAAGATGATTGTAAGACTTTACATCAAATCTTAATCTTGGTAATCCAGACCTAGCTCTTGAAGTAATTTCAATAATGTTATTATTAATTACAAACGAATAATCTCTATCACCATAAGTTTTATAAGGTTGCTTACCTAAATTATATATTGTAAATTTATTTTCAGTATTAGATCCTAATGTATGAATTAAATCTATACCTTGTAATATACCTGAGTTAGCTATTTCAGTGGATCCAAATTTAAACGTAGATGTTTCTAATACTCTAGATCCATTTGTCCCTCCTGCCGATGGGAAGAACGGCTCACCAGCGTAAATGGAACTTACTGAAGATATAGAACTTACAACTAAGTTTGGATGAGCGGTAACGATACTTCCAAATTTTGTAAAATCAGAATTAACTAGAATTGATCCGAAAGTATGACCAAAAATATTTGGCCCGTTTAAAAATAAATTATTTTTTAATAATGAATGTCTTTTGAAAGTTCTGCAATAAACATTATAAAGTTTATGTAATTCTTTTCCAAATTTAAAATTCTTGTAGTCTGAATAATTACTTGGGAATCCAGTATCTTGTTCAGTTAAACTATTAGCTATTGATTGAATTACATTCTTCCAAGGTAATTCATTAATATAAGAATTTAAATTTTGTTCAACTATAGCTGAAGCTAGAACATTCTTAGAGGTTTCGCCAATATAAAACATCACTTGCATGATGTTATCTAATTGACCTCTATCAACTGCATAACCGTAAGAATTTTGTTCTAACCTATTCTCCGCTAATTTAGATTCAAAAAATAAATCTGCTATATCAGAACCCATAACAAGGTTTGATGATCCATCATAGTGAACTAAATTATCATATATGTTTAAATTGGGAGTTGGGTCGTATAAATATAAATTACTGTTTTGATTTTGTAAAGAACTTAAATAATATCTAATAGTAGGTATGTAGTATTCCCAAGCAAAGGCTGGGGAATTTGCACTATACCTTGTATCAGGTAAAGACATTATCCAAATTGGTTGCTCCCTATAAATATTTAAATAATTAGATTTAACATAAGATTCTAAATTACTTTTTATATTTTGTATAGAGTTAACATAACGAATAGTAAATTCTTCATATGTTTCGTCTAAAAATTTAGATGCAGCAAAATTAGTTCCTAAAAAGCTTACTGCTCCTCTATAAACTAATCTATTACCATAAAGATTTTTTAGATAATTTACAGCACTAGTAATCCAATCTTTGTATATTGTTAAACATTCTCCAGTGTTTGCAACATCCCAATCATTAATAGTATTATCATTTCCTAATATAGGAGATAGCCCTGCTACTAGGTTTGTATCTGAGTCGGGCGCAGATAGTCCAAAAGAATTAGGTAAAGAGAAATAAACTATGTAAGAGTTTCTATCATATTTTTTATAAAGCTCATAACCAAAAGTCCAATGTGGTCCTATTGCAGAAGCTATACCTGTTACTTGTAATATACCCGAGTTCTTACCCGGTTGTAGTAACTGAAAATTTGATGAACTAGGTATAAATAAATAAGTACCACTAACGTTATTTTTTATTTCTGTATACAAGGTGTCCATAGCGGACAAAGTATTCTCTACTCCACCAGCCAAACTATCTCCAAACCAAAAATAAATGTCTATAGGATCTATTACTGAGGCTGGACCTCTACATGGAAAAGTATTACTTACAGCTAAACCAGAGTAAATAGAACTAGAATTTAATCCTTCACAGCCGTTATAAATCGGTGGAATCCTATCGTAATCTGGAATATTTACATACTGTTGAGAGGAAGGTATTAAACCTAGTGGTAAAAACCCTAATGAAGATAATGAATTTTCTCTTACATAACTCTCAAAAGTTGTAGGCATGTTAAATCCGGTTCTGCTGTAGTAACCGAAATTAGACATGGTTGATTTAAAGTTTCTTCTTCTAAAACTTTTTCTAGGAGCAGCAATTAAACCTGATAACATTAGTGAATCCACTACGCTATCAACTGAAGTTCTGCTAGCTACATTGAAGGGTAATGATCTGCCTCTCTTGTAAAAATTCAAATCATGACCAGAGACTTCTGTGTTCCCAAAACAAAAATTATCTGAATTGTTTAGTTCTGGATGTTCCTTAATATCCACCCAGTATAAATTTAAAGCATCATCTCTCGATACAAAATTATCAATAGATGACGTTCTAATCATTAATTGATTTATTGCATGAATGGGTGTAAAGTCATCTAAGAGTTTTCCTAGAGTCCTCATTCCTTCTCTAGTGTTAAAAGTAAACTCTGTGTCTTTAAAATCAAACTCATCAATATCAAAAAGAAGTTTGAAGTGAGAAGATTTACCATTCCATAAAGACAAATACTCTGTCTTTTTATTTGAAATATCTAATATTAAAGAGTCCCAATTAGGTGGATACTGAACACCAGAAGTAAATATTAACCAACTATAACCTAATGAGACATCGTCATTTGATTTAATTGAATTAATTAATATATAATTTCCAACTTGATTTGCAAAAGTTCTTGGAACTCCGAAACAAATTAATTGATCAATTATAAAATCAACAATATTTGACGACAATTTTTGGTATATGTAAAATTGATATTCTTCAAAAGGTGGTACTAAGAAATCTCTCCCTCTATATTTGAATAATCTTTCTGAATTTATTGAGGCTTGTGTTCCGTTATACCAAAACTTTAAATCAAACGTTTCTGCTATTCTTAAAATTATTTCATCAACAGCACAACGAACGGACTCGTCTAAACTAGAAGCTATATAAGTAACATTAAATTCTCTAGCTTTAGATTCTGTCCAAGTATCGAAATCTTTAAATAAACTTGATTCAGTTGCTAAAGAATAATAAATTAAATGAGGCACATAAGATTCCCACATTTCAACTATTGAAGTTGAAACATCTAAAGAATCTTTTGTGAATAAAGAATTTAAAACAAATTGAAGAGACTTTTTTGTTCCCGCTGCTTTATAAACAGATACTGCATTTAATAGTTGAATTCTCCATTTCAAAGGATCTGAACCAAACAAAGACCATCCTAAAAGATCAGCCAAATAAGGGAGATACTCATCAGGACAATTTAAAGGATCATTTAATGTTTCTAATAATTGAACTGAATTTGAATAATCTGCGAATGCGTAGGATATCCCTTTAAGATACCTGTGAAAGGGTCCTTGAGGTTCTCTTCCATCTTGATAAGTTCCTAACGTTTGAAACTCTTCAAAAGATTCTTTAACTTTAGTATCAGATCTATCAGAATAATCTGGGGAATATACTATATCTACAAGAGTTTTTAACTTATCTAATTGTTGTAATCCACTGGTGTAGGTTGTGTCTGGTAAATTTAAATCTGGTAAATAATCTGTTGGTATAAACCCTAAAGGAAACCAAGTAGTTCTGTTTATAGAAAAGTTTCTAAATACATACTCAGTCAAACATTTAATTGCATCATTTAAAACAAACTTCTTATTAAACCAAAATCTTTCAGTCAGAACATCAGCCAAAATTGTATAACCGTGATAACTAGCTCCAGAAACATTTAGTAAATAAATCCAAGATAAATTTGTTAAAAGATATTCATGTAATGAACTAGAATTAACTCCTATAAAATTAGCTGTTGGGTTATTTAATCTTATTGAAGGTAATAATGTTGAAGATAAATAGTCTTTAAATTGAGAACTTGTGTCAAAATCTGAAAAAGTTTTTCCAACTCTATATAAAATTTTTCTTTCAAATTCTAAATTATCATAATCAGTTAGTTTGTTTTCTGATATAAAAAACTTACTTAAACCATCAATAGAACTTATAGAAGACAACAAATTGTTTGATGATACTGGAGTTACTCCATTTATTCCACTTAGTATTACATCAGAATAATGGTTAGCTATATTAATGTGGGTATTTATTAATTCATCAACAATATTTAACTGTGTACCACTTGCGGCTAAATCTTCGTCAATATAAAATTTAGGAGTTATAATCTCAGTAGCTTTAACATAATTTCTTTTGTAGAAATTTTTTGGAGCATCTACCGTTATTTTTCTGAATTTACTACTCATAGTTCAAATGCCATTATAATTGATAAATTATTTAATTGAATAACTTCATTAAATTGTAATCTAATTGTTTGAGGTAAATTGTCTAAAGTAGCATACCTAACTTCAGGAACTTGATCAAAAATTTCTCTTGTAATTTCTTGAGAAGAAAAGGTTCTACCAAATTCAATATTATCTACATTAAAAAAATTAACTATAACGTTTTGTACTGCTAATTTAATTTCTGATTCACGTTGTCTATAAATAGCATCACATTTAATTGTAAATATTGGATCGATTGTCCTAACTAACCCATCAACAGCCACGACTTCATCAGTCAACATCTTTTTAGGTTCTATCGCTGTTAATAATTGTCTTTTAAATTCTGGTGTTGCTCTTTTAAATTGAGTGGCACTGGCTTTTTCTAAAACATAAAGATCAATAATATTAGCGGAAGAGAAAGCTTTTCTAACAGTAACTGTTCCTTTTCCTACTGTACCAAGACTACTTTTGAAAGTATTTACAAAAGATCTGTAATCGTCTAAAGTAACTAATCGATCTTGTGATTTATATAAAAGAGGTGCGTACCGTTTAGCGTTTTCAATAGTTTGAGCCGGAGAACCTCCTGCTGCTAGCGATATATTCTCTACTGTTCCGGTGTCAGACCCTAAGTTAGAATTAGAAGAGTTATAGAATTCTACCGTTATGGGAGCATTTATTGTGCTCTTACCTACGTTACCTCTTGTTCCTCCTCCTGTTCTATAATAAACAACATAATTATCTCCAATATTTGGAGACTTTCCTAAAAGATTATCGCCAAAAAATATTTGACCTGTAAAGGATTCATCAGTTGCTAACTGAAAAACCTTATCATTTGGTCCTGATGCATAAAAAATGTTTTCAACTTGAATATAATTTCCTGTTGTTTCTGCTGCTCCTTCAATTAATACTTGAACACTACCTTCAATAATCGGTGATTGATTTAATTGAATTGTTTTTATAGCATCAGTCTCTGTAAAAATACCTTCTTGTTTTACATAATTACCTTCTAAAAACATCAAATTTGTTAATATTGAACTAGTAGTAGCTTCTGATTTAAAAATTTCTAAGTCATCTGATGGATCATCAAAAATAACTTTTCCATCTGGTGAAGTTTTATATAAAGTAAAAGATAATTGAGACGAATCTTCTGGAGATGTAACTGTAACAACTCTTTGTGATGACGATATTCTTACATAATCTGAAGAGTTAGACCATTTAGCATTTTGAAAAGTTATACGAGCATTCGCAGCCGACGCTGTAGGTCCTCTTAATCTAATACCTATTAATGATAACAATTTTCTAACACTTGATCTAGTTCTTGCCGTTGCTAAATAATTTTCATTAGCTAGATAATCTGCCTTGTAAGATAGCATATGTCCCATAGCAGCAGTTAATTCTAAGAACATTACGCCCATGTCCGATGCAACAAAAAAATTATAATCTAAAGGATAAGCAGCTCTAATATAATTAACTAAGTTATTTCGCAAAGATAAAAAATCTGTTGCTGCAAAGTCTAACAAAGATTCTTTTTTAGAATCGTCTAATCTAACTTTTTTCAAAAAGTCGGATGTAATTGCTCCTTGGAATGCCATATTAAACCTCTATGTTAACTTCAAATAAAGAATTTTCTTCTTCTTTAATTTTACAAAATAATTTTATTGTTAAGTTTGCAACAAATCCAGCATCTGACAAACTTTGTGTATATAATTTTAAATCTTTTATTTCTACATAAGGAGCATAATCTTTAATTACTTTTACTATATAAATTTTTAAATCTTCTATTAATAAATCTGTTAAAGGTTGAAATAAATATCTCTTTATGTCTAACCCATAATTAGGTAGCATAAATCTTTCACCGGGTGATGTTTTTAAAAGTTGAGTAATGTTTCTTTTTATTATTTTTGGTCCACTAATTAAAGAAATATATCCCGTCGAAGGATTTTCGTGCATAGGATAAGTTAAACCATAAAGATTAAATAGCTTAGATTTGGATCTAAGATTGGCCTCTTTTGTGTTTTCAAAACCTATTACAGTTGTATCTAAATTAACAGCCATGTTATATTTCTATATTCTTAAAGAAGCTTTTTTGAGCTTCATAGTTATTTAGAACTTCATCAGAAGTTAAATATTTATTATAAAATTTAAAACTTCCTAAGTAACCATTTAAACCAGACTTCTGTCCTCCATATTGTCCTCCTAAGAAGTTCCCATTTGGGAATGCATCAGTGTAACCCCCACCTATAACCCAAGGAGTATACTTTACAGGCTCAATTCCATAACAGTATTCAGGAGCATTAGAAAGAGATATAGCGGCATATTGGAGGCTATTAGCTTGAATCCAAGAAGGAACTTTCGGCATTTGTCTTTGTGATACTGGAAACACTAAGTTGATAGCAGAAGCCCCAATTAAAGATCCGTCTAAATAAACACTTAATAAATTTTCTATGGGGTTTAAAGTTATAGCTACATGACAAAAGCTACTTGTGATAGCACTAAATGATAAGTTATTATTTTCAGACAAAGGTTCATTTATTAACTTTTTAAAACAAAATGGTTCAAAAGTTGCAAAACAATTTCCTTCTTCTGCTACATCAGATTTATTTATAAATCCTATTGTTGAAGCATCTAGTGATTGAGTTGGAGCTATAAAAAAACTAGTAGAGCTTGTGTAATTTAAATTATCGTTAGATTCTGCTGGCAATCCTTTTGTTATTCTTACATCTCTAGTAAACCCAATCAACAATCCTCTAACAACATCTGACCCAAAATTAGGAACTATCCTGTTTAGGTCTGGTTGAGCAGACACCCCTTCTTGTAGTCCAAAATTTTCATTAGCTAAAATTATTTGATATTGTTGTTGTACGCCTCCTGTGCTACTTGGAATAATACTAGAGGCATGTATCCAAAAGTCTATGGTTGCTCCTTGTTTTGAATACATCAAATCATTTAATTGTTTAGCCTCATTTAAAACAACACTATTATTCAATCCAATAATATCACCAGTCGAATTTAATTTAACAATACCATTTAAATATGGAATACCTAAACCTTTATTAAATACTGATTCAATACTTGACGAAATTAGTTTACCATTTAATAAGTTGTTATTTGTTACACAGTTGTCTAGTAAAAATTCTTGTGAGCTAGGAAGTTCAACATTTGTTTCTAAAAAATTGTAAACAGCTAATAATCTGTCTGTAACTATTTTTGTTGATGCTGGAAGTATTGTAGCATCTGTTCCTGAATAAGAACTTGTACTTTGTAAAATGTTAGCTTCTCCAATTATGGATAGTGCTAAGTGATCTAATTCAGTTATTATATTATCTTTAGGTGGATTTACATATGTCGCAGATATAGGTAAAATTATTCCATCAACATCATCAAAATCTAAAGTTAGATTTTTTTGTTTTTCTATATCAAATAAAATGTTTCTATTTGATAAGTAAGAGAAATCATTTAATGGAATTTTTCCGGGAGAATATTTTGTTGAACCAAAAGTTATAGCTAACTCAATTTGTTTTTTTCTTTTATTTATTTTTTGTTGAAACGCTGCATTTTCAGATAATAATGATTGTCTTAAATTAAATATATCGGCTTCGCTAGAATTAGAATCATTTTCTAAATCTACAATGTGTGAGGATAAATCATAAATTCTTTTATTCCTTTGAGCTATTAATTGTTCTAAATAATTATCTTGATCATAATAAGGTCTAATTAAAGATGAATCATTTATTTTGTTTATGTCAAGAACATTGTTTACATACTCTTTAACTTCTTTACTTGATATTCCCTTACCTCGACCTCCAAGATTTGGGTCTTGTTCAAAATTCCAGAATATGTTATTCTGTAATTCATTTTTTCTTCTTGTTATTTCTGTGAATATTGGAGATAATCCGTTAGATTGGGAATCATAATAAATACCATCAACAGATAATATAAATTGACCTTTTTTAGTTTTGGGTGGTCCAAAAGACAATCTGAAGATTTCTTTTGGTTGTTCTACTATTTGAGAAGGTTGTGCAAATAATGGTAATAAACCACTAGTATCTACAGTAGAATCAAATTTTGGCTCTAAGTTTGGGTTACGTCTTCTTCTAGCTAATTCAGAATCTATTCTATTAATTAAATCATCTGCTCTATTAATAAAAGCATTTGTATCATTTAAATAACTTAACTCACTTTCTAATCTATCCTTAACATATTGATTTTGTGGACCCATAGCTCCAGCAGTCTGACCTTTTAAATTCTTTCCATATGATTCAATACAGGATTTAGCTTCTTGTATTTCATTATAAAGGTTTTGATAATCTGCATATAAGGATGCTCCATAAGCTGTTAAAGCTTGAATGTACCCTTGAACTTGAGCTATCAATGAGAATAATTCTATGCCAAATAGTGAAAACTTTGAAAGAAATGCTAACCTACCATTCTCATCAATAATATCTTGAAGACCAAAAGTGTCTCTAATCCAAGCTATAAAAGCTTGGATATCTGCCTCCGCAGCCATTCTACCTTGTAGAACCTGCATTCTTATTAATGCTAATACAGGTGAGGGTAATAAAGACAATGCTTTAGCTCCTAAGTTTAACATACATGGAGGTACTCCCCCTTGTTGAGCTAAATTACCTAAAGGATCATCATCCTGCAAAAAAGATTCTACATTAAAGCCCATAATCTATTATTTATATATCGTATTAAAAGAATTTTGTACCTAATGGATACTCATTAGGAGTTACATTAACTGGAATATCAATTAAACTTCTAGCGGTTGCTGCGGCAGCAATAGCAGGGGTACTTAAATTAGAGTTTAAGAAAACTCCCGTTGTACCATCTACGTTTACATTAGTTCCATTTACATTAATTTGACCAGTAGATTGCAAGTTAATTGCGACTGGCGCAGTCATGGTTATTGTTCTGTCTGCAATAAGGGATAAATCCCCACCTCTAATTTTAATTCTTCCACCTACACTTGGAGGTATTGTATGAGTTCCTCCAGCGTCGATTAGTATTTCTCCATTAGTTTTAACTTCAATTTTAGGACCGCCAACACCCGCTATTGCTGCTCCGGGAGCAGTAGGCAAAGTATTTAATCTTATAGTGACACCAGTTCTTGAAACAACGACCGATGAATTTGCTGTTTCTAAAAATATTTTTCCTCCTTGTTGAAGACCTTCTAAAGGAACATAAACTGGGGCTTTGGCTATTAAATTAATATTTTTAAATTTTGTAAATAAATTAACATTACCCGATCTGGGTCCAAATATACTTCCCATGGAAAAGAAACCACTTGATCTGTTTTCAATAACTATGTCTTTACCATCATTAATCATTAGATCTATTCCGCCACGATCACTAACAAAATTTTGATTTAAAAAAGTTCTAGCTTCTAATGATCTTTTTGGTGGAGTTGGAATACCTATAGAAGACTCTGGTAACCCAGTTATTTTTAAATAATCTCCATGACCGTTTTCTAATCTAACACAATCTACTTCAGGAGATGAGTCTAATCTTAAAGCCTTTTTTCCACTATTTAAAACAGTTTTACTTATAATTCTATCTTTTGCTTTTTTAGTATCAATCTGTAATCCATCTTTTTGATCATTCTTAAACGTCATAGACCCCGGAGCACCATCTTGATACAACTGAGTTGAGTTGATTATTGGATCTTCTCTAGTATTATTATTTTGATCTTTTGTATTTGCTACTGGGTTTGCTATTACAGTTGATAAATAGTAAGCTAATCTAGTTGATTGATTATAGTGAATTAATATTTCTGACCCTTCAGCGGGCGGAGAAAATATACCACCTTTCCAGTTAGCATAATAAGGTGTTGTGTAAATAACATCTAAAGAATTTAATAATAATTCTTTGCATTGAACTTTTACTTTACCCGATCTAGTAAAATCAAAATTAGACAAAACTTTTGCAGTATAAATCATTAGACACTTCCAAAGTTTATATTTTTTCTTAGAGTAAATTCTGAATAGCTTTGAGGACCTTGAAATTGTTTAAATTGCATTACATGTTTAAATCCAATTATTTGATAAAATCCAGACAATACGGAAGGTCTAGTAACCGAATCTGGTAATGATGAATTAACTATTCCAAAATATTTTGACCCTAAGTTCATATAATTTTTATAGAGCAAAACATATACTGGAGTATTAAGTGTATACAAATTACTTAATTGGAAATATGGAGGAGTTTTTACAGTTAATGTGTAAATCTTATTGAAAAGATGATTATTAATATGAAATTTTCTTAGTGCTTTTGAATAAACACTGCTTGTTTGTGTCATGTAAGTTTTTACAAACTCTATAACTCCTTTCTCATCTCTACCATAAAGATAATTTTGTAACAAATCATTAATTATATTTCCCACAAAAACTTCTTGTTGTTGTTGAGCCGACTGTTGCAGTGTTTGAGCTAAGTCTTGTTCTCTTCGCGTTTCTTCATCAGTCTTATTAGATTTTTGTTTCAAAGATAAAAGTTCACTATACTGATTTTTTTGTTCAGAAGTTCCAATTATATTTAAAGAATCAACTGTTCCATAATTTGGGTTATTAATCTTTATTGCATCACTTATTTTATTTTTTACTGATTCTAGTATATTAGAATCATAAGTTGTCATAAATCTTTTTATTTCTGTTTTTGCATCATCTAAAACTTTTTGATCACCTATAAGATCAATTATTGCAGGAAGTGTAGCTGATACTAGACTATCGTCTATTAAAACATTAGCAGTTTCTCTTATGTATGAATTATAAGAAACAAAACTATTAGTAGTGTCGGCTATTAAATTCCAAGTTATTATATTGGTGGAATTTCCTTCAGTGGGTTTATAGATAAATACTGGGAATGACCTTGTAGAACTAATGTTTAATTCTTTTGGTAATGTAGACTCTTTTGTCACTGCTTGATATAGAGCATCTCCATTAGTGGTCGGATTTGGAAAAATTATCCCCCAAAATTTACTAGGTCTTTCTAATTCAGAGAAGGGTAGCATAATTCCGCTGTAATCAAATCCATGAATAACTTTATCAAGATATAAATAATTATTATAATCAGACCCTGTATTATAATTTTCAATGTCTATATCAGATATTGGATAATCTTTTAATTTTCTATTATCAACAAACCCCTCCACTGGAGCATATAAATTATTTAATATCCAATCTTCATAAATAACTATTGCTGGCATAGTGGTATTACTTATTAAGGGTGTTTTTGTTTTTGATTTTGTCTTAAAATCGTAATCTATGTATTTACAAGTTTTGTTTAGTATTTCTAATCTTGAAAGATCAAACTCTTCTGAGAATCTAAAAATAAAATTATTACCAGCAACAGATCCAACTTTTATAGAAAAATTATTTAAAAATTCATTGAAGTCTATCATGTTAGGAGCTTTAACTGCTCCAGATTTATTAGGCTCGTTTGAATCAATAAAAAAACTAACTTTATATTTAGTTAAACTTGTAGGATCAACCCCCGCTTGAGCGGCAGTGAATTGACTAGCAGAGGTTAATTGATTAGCAGCACGAAAGTTTTCTAGTAAATTAAAACTTGGATCAGTAGACACTGCCCTTAATGCTTTTTCATATTTTATTAAATATATTTCGTTTAATATTCCAATTAAAATTTTCTTTCTTTCTTGTAAAGTAATATCTCTTCTACTTCCAAGAACATACTTTGTGAACCCACCTCTCGATATGGTGTTTGTAGATTTAGTTAAAGTAATTAATTTTTCAATTAATCCTTCTCCGGGAACATCATATACTGTATAGCCTCCAATATATTGCTCTGATAAATTTAATAAATTATTATTTAATAAGTATTCTTGATCTTGTTTATTAAAAGAAGCATCAAAGTCCGAATTAAATAATCTACCTTGTTGTTCTAATAAATTTATATTTATAAGTCTAGTAGCGTTAAACCAATCATACTGGGTACTTGCTGATTCTATATTTGAAATAATATTGTCTAAAGCTTTTCTTAACTTAGAAAGAGATTGTACATCTGCTGCAGATAATTTATTTGTAGCCTCATAAATATTTTTTATTATATAATTTTCAACAAAAGTAAACCCTATCTGATTTAAAAATTGTTTTAATTCTACATAATCATTTAGTAAATCCGCATTAAATTTAAAATCAAAACTATTAGTAAGAGCATCTATTGCACTTTTAACTAAACTTCTACTTAAAGAATTTTTAAACTTTGTATAAATCTTTCCAAAATCTGGTAATAAAAGAATTATTTCTTTTCCATCACAAGCCTGTTTAAATAAGTCTCTTATTGTTTTTTTAATTGATGCATCTAAAGCTACGGGATCTTTACTAAGATCTTCAAAATTCCAATCTACCTCTATTTCAAATTTTCTAGTTTCGACATCTTTAAAAATACTTTCTGCTACATACAAGGATTTTTGTTTTGTAATGTCAGCTAAATGAGAAGATATATTTGGATGACCTGTTGTAATGAATTCTAAAAGAAGAACTCTATTACCAAAATAATTTGAAGGAGCTTCATCTACAGTAGCTTTTAAATATTGAGAAGCTATCGCTGGTAAAAAAGTTTCATCTTTATTTATAAATACAAAGTAAAATGTTCTCGTTAATAAAGCTTGATTTGAGTTTAAGCCATTTAATTGAGGTGTCCCAGCCAACCTAGATCGTCCCAACTCTAATCTTTGTTCATCATTTAATTGAGCAACATAATCATTTAAGTTTCTAGAAAATCTTTGAATATCTAATAAGTTATTTAAAAATAATATTTCTAAATCACCTGTAAAATCTACTAAAGACATTTTAAACTTAAAATTATTTTCGGTGGCTGCATCACCGTAACCTAATGAAAATTCAGCAGAAATTAATCTAGAAAAACTATCGTTATCATAAGGATCAACAAGCAAAGAATTTTTTTGTTCTTTAGTTAATGTAGAGTAAAGATTTTTAGCCATACCAACTCTATTGGTTCTCCCACTTAAATAATTTTTTGAAAAATTATCTATACCAGACGTTGAAAAAATTTTTGCAACGTCAGGATCAGAAGTAACTAAAATTTTACAATAAGCTTGCATTATTAGTTATATTATAGGTATTAATATTCTATCACCTACATTAAGTTGATTAAAAGTATCTGAAATATTATTGAAATAACAAATTAACCAGTCTAAACTAGGAGTATTGTAAAATAAATTTGAAATTAAATCTGCTCTATGTTCGTATCCCGCTGGGATATATCCAACTTTATAATTCCTTTTGTCTAAATTTGATAAAAAACCTTCAAATTGATCTGAGTTTAAAGAAGTAACTAACTTTTTGTTTTTATGAGTTACTGTTGAGTATCCCATAGTATAATGATTTTTGTATATCATTAATTACCTCCCCTACTGACGTTAATAACTGAATTTGGATTTGGGATTGCTTGTTGACCGGGACTAGCTTGTTGAGGAGGAGCACCTTGAATGGTACCTGCAGTTTCTTGATCTTGACCTTCATAAGCATTAGACCATGATTCGGGTTGAGCGTGAAGATTTAAAGTTATTTCAAAAACATTAGCCATATGTGTAGGAACATCATAAGTAGTATTGTTAAATTCTTTAATTTCATACCCTATTAATACTGAAGGAATATTATGAAATGCAGGACCATGTTTTAAATAAATAAATCTTCTCCCTGCTAAGGGTTGTTTAAAAGCCTCTTTAGAATTAGAATTACTTGAAAAATTAGAATTACCAAAAACATTAAATGATTTTATGGTGTTTATCCAAAATGTTATTAATTTTTGAGCTAAATAATAGTTATTAGTTTCTGGGTTTTGAAAAGATTGAGAGTATAGGCCCGCAATGTTATTACTATTATCTGCATCGTTTATGTCATACAAATCTCTCATTAAATTTTTTCTTAAACCTTTATTTAAATTCTCATTTCTAGGATTATCTAATAAATATTGGGAATTTAAATTTAATCCGTCTTTAAATTTATCATTCGTAGCCTGAGTATCTCTATCAAAAAATGCTCGCGCTGCTTTATCATAATTCTCTTTTGATTTAATTGTGAAATCTTCTTTCGATGATATTTTTGATTTATTTAACATTTCCGCTATATGAAAAGCGTTTAATTTAAAATTTATTGTAATATTAGCAAGATCAGTATGTGAAAAAGCAAATAAAGGATCAGATGAGCCTAAAACTGGGACTATTGAATACTGTGACCCTCTCTTTTCTTGAATTATAGGGTTTTCAAAGAATGGTAATAAAATTTTACCTTCAGATGTAACAAACATTATGTAAGAATTAAAATTAGTTAATAACTCTAATTTTTTTATTGTAGAAATATTAGAAACTCTGTATTGATTATCCGAATTTTGAACAGGGTCTTGTAAAATAGGTGGCCTAGATCCTCCAATAAAATCTTGATTACCAATTGGATTAAGTCCAGTAAAGCCTGTAAATATATTTAAAGTAGTATTAGTGGTATCTCTAAGTATTTTGTATACAGGTTGCCTGAGATCACTTTTAGATATTGATTGGTCCTCTTTTTTTACTTTTGCTTCTAATTGTTGTGTATCTATTTGATTTGTTTTTAATTGAGGTGGATCTATAAAATTGTAAGGACTAAAAGTAACTGCTTTATCATTGACACCAACTCCAACAGCAACAGTAGCTTCTTTAAGAGGTTCATATTTACTTCCTGAAGAGAAAAAACCTCTCCCTTGTTGTTGTATAATTAATGGCTTATCAATATTTCCATTAGTGTTTTCAAATTTTTGTTCTACAAGTTTTCCTGAGTTTCCTTGTATAGCACCGACAGAAGATTGAACTCTTCTACCGTCTAAACCCAACACATCTGCTTTTGATCCTTGATTAACCATTATGGAACCCTTCCAGATTTATCTACTCTTCTAATTACATTTTCCACTTGACCTCTTACTAACTCCCCCAGCCTGTCAGCACTAACTGAATTACCTTTTTTAATCTCTGATAAAATATCTAAGAATACTTCATCTTGAGTAACTCTAGATTGTAAAGCTCTAGCTATACCCCCATAAAAAGAATCTCTTATAGATACTTCTCTATCTCGTTGTTGAGACATCTGACTTTGATTAAAATTATTTAATGTTTGTAAATTTGAAGTATTTTGCTGAATGGCTTGAGTTTGTTTTTTAGTTTCGTCTTCTTTTTTAGATCCAAAAAAATCTAAGGCTTCAATAATCGACATTATTATTCCAACAGCCATTCCAATAGGTCCTAATAAACCCAAAATTCTTGATCCAAAAAGGACAACTCCTTTTCCCATACCTCCACTAAACATTCCTGCTATGGCTGGCCCTATGCCCTTGATTTTATCTGAGGCTAGCTCCATTAAACCTTTTTGTGAAGATAATAAAGATTTATTAAATATTCCTAAAGAAATATTAACTTGAGCTAGTTGAGTAATCATACCCACAAGTGTTGTTCCAGCTTTTAATAAAACTCCAACCCATATAATTAATTCACCTTTACCATCTAATATAGATTTAGTAAAGCTTACTATATTTGTCAATAATGGAATAAATTGTTGTTTTAATTCTAATATGACAGCATTAAAAGATGTATTTATTTCTATTTCTCTAGCAGCCAATTTTTGCTGCTCATTCATTGTTCCGTTGAACACCTGAACTAATTGACTAGCTTGTAGTAAGGCTGGTCCAAACATTCCAAATAGTTGAGAGCCTATAACTGTTTCTGGTAACCCTGCTCCTCCGGCTTGAGCACCTAAACTCTGAGAAAAAGATCCTAACCTCTCTACAATTTCTTTAAAAGATGATTTAAATTGTTCAGGATTAGACGCTCTTTCTAATTCACTTATTAATGCTGCTAAACTAGGGTCAACCGCTGCTACTTTAGCAAACGTTTCAGGAGTTGTTAAACTATTAATAAGTCCTGTAATTTGATCTTGCCCTATTTTAAACTCAGAAGCTAGTCCTGCTAAATTAGATGTAAATTGAGGTCCGAATCCTAGGGCACCCATAACATCTAAATTCTTTAAACCACCTATTACTTTTATAAGGTCTTCTGTTTTTACGTTGTAACTTTCTGCGTTGTTTTGTAATGCTAAAGCCATTTGATTCATTTGATTTGTATTGGCTTGCATTGTAACTGAAAATTTTATAAAATCATTTGTAAGAACACTAGTTTTCTGACCAGTCAAATCCATCTTTGCAGCAACTTGTAATAAACCTTTAAAGTTGCCTCGTAATCCTTGATTCATTAAATCAGCAGCATTTGCAAAATTTTGAAATTTATCTCCAATTAATCCGTCTAATTCTGCTGCAAAAGTCGATTCAAATTTAGGAATACTAGTTCCCATTCCTAATAATTTTTGTTGTAAGTTTTCAAATTGTTGTGGGATACTAAGTATCGAAGTATTTAATTGTCCCATCAAATTTTTATGTATTTGAAGTATGTCTATCGCTGGTCCAAGAGAAATAGGTAGAAGACTAAATAAATGAGCGGCATCATAAACGTTTTCAGCAACTTGAGTAATAGCATCACTAAACATTCTTAGGTTAGAGAGCTTATAAAAGTTTGTTTCGTCTTGATTTGATCCACCACCACCACCTCCACCACCACCTCCACCACCACCTTGATTTATATTATTGGTAGCATTTTGAAAAGCATCTACAATACTCTTTGAAGCTGACACTAAAGGTGATAAAACCTTACCACCTACTACTTTCTTAAAAGCGTCCGAGGTTCTAGTTATGGCATCTACAAATTTTGTAGATTCAACGTCTAAAGACGCGGCAGCAGTTTGAAACGACTTTGATAATTGACCTAAAGAGTTGTAAAGGTCTGCTAATTGTTTATTTTTGTTAGGAGTCGCCATAAATACTCACTTATTATCTAGGTTAAGTCTTGATGTTTTGTATCTTTAAAGTAGATAAGTAGCTTACCCTATTGGCATTAAATGATCTAAAATTATCATAGCTTACATAAGAACGTAATCTTGGATCGGTTACAGCATTTGTAAATGTAAATCCAGTAGATTCTCCTTTATTAGAAGTTTCAATAGAATTAATAGTTTTTAATAAGCTATAAACTTCTTCCATACTTTGCTTGCTTATATCTATAACCTTTAAGTAGATTTCGTTATTTTTTGCTTTAAACCAAGTCCTATCTGGACCTTCAGAGCCTCCAACTACAAATCCGGTTCTATTGCTTATTGATCCATTTTCGTCGATATACTGGAAAATAATAACAGACCCAGACTTTAAAGTTAATATACGTTCAAATTTTTCTTTTATGTATTGATTAACTTTTTCAGTTTCAGTTGCTTGTCTTGTAATTGCTCTTAGTTGATTATCCTCTGGAACCCTTTGGTTGTCTCTTTTTAATCGAGCTTCAACTGCATTAGATATTGCTCCAGAATACTTTAAAAATTTTATTTTATTAATACTAGTTAGAATGGTAACATGCAAAGCTCTGACTATAGAATCAAAAGCTTTTACGAGTATTTTCTTAGCTTCAGTAGTAACGTACCCTCCAGCCTCAACTGTTGGTAGTAAGTCTCTAACTTTAAACGTTTTTCTCATTTTTTATAAAATTTTTTATTTTTGTGAGACGATTTTAACTTTTAAATCTATATTAAATAACCCTTTCAATTGTATATAGAAACTTGAGCTTATATGACTAACATAGATGAATACTTAATAGAGACTTTAGACTTAATAAACTACACATTAAGTGATAGATTTATAGAGAGATGGAGATATAGATTTAGTGAAAGATTCTTAAAGTTATTCCAGACAAAGTTATTGGAATCAATAAAGAATCAAAAGCCACTTAAGATACAAACATTGTATAATTATCTAAGTACAAAATGTGGCTACTCGAAAGATCAAGTACTTAACTTCTTTGAAGCATTAGAGCTTAGAGAGATGTACTCACCTTTAGTTATTGGTAAACTTACTGCTTCTTAGACTCATCCAGCTTCTTCTTTAGCTCAGTTTGCTCTTCTATTTTCTTAGCTACTTCTTGTTGTGAGCAAAATGCTGGGCACATAGGCTGATACTCACACCAATCGCAGAATGTGTTTCTGCTAGGGTTAAACTCGTCAGCCTTCTTTTTGCGAATTTTCCAAGCACGGTCAATAGCTTCTTTCTTCCACTTATTGATGCTGCTTTGTGGAAATTGAATGTCTACTAAATTACCTGACATTGGGTAGTAGTGAGCGCAATAAATATCCTTCAGGTCTTTTTTGAATATTTGACTTGCCGCGAAAGCGTAACCTTTTAATTGATTGTCGTTAAATAATTGAACTCTAGACTTTTCAGACTTAGAAGTCTTGTAATCAATAATTAAAATCCCACCGTCTTTCCCTTGAACTATTCTGTCAATAAATCCGGTGTACTTAATATCTTCTGCTAACTCAAGGGTAAATTCGTACTCAGTTGCTATCGTCTCACCCAGCTTTATGTTAAAGCGTAAAAAGTTCTCTAGACAAGTTCCTACCTTGTCGTTATAATGAAATGGAACTTTGTAAGATTCCTTCAGTTTCTCTGCGAGTTTTTCAAGATCTTTGATATCATTTAGTTGGTGCCCATCTTCAAAAATTTTATGTATGTAAGAACCAAAGTTCAACGAGTCCTCATTCTTGGAAGGAAATCCGGGGAACTTCCTAATATATTTATACTCGTACTTCTTCAAACATTGGTCTATAACGTCACTTTTAGTATTGCTTAAGGTTGATAAGAACATGATTTCGCCTAGTATTATTAGAGAGTACTTGCTACAGAAGTTTACAACTAATTATAGAATTTCTAGCGATAACTCAGAACTTATCGTTCCAAGCATCTTTAGAGAGCATGATCCAAAACGTCACATGTCTATTAACATGGACACCGGACTTTGGAGATGCTTTAAGACTGGTAATAAAGGAAACTTTATTAGTCTATACTCTCAGATGGAGAGTATACCCTATAAAAAGGTTTATGAAAAGTTCCTTATTGAATCTTTTTTACATAACGAACAAGAGGAACTTAATTCCAGCGGAATCTCTTTAAAACCTACTTGTATTTCTAAACAGGATGAGGATTACCATACCTTTATCCCTTTAGAACTTGATCAGGTGCCCGAGGATGCCTCTATTTCGCTTGCTTGGGTATACCTGTATGACAGAGGGGTATGGGACTTTGAAGGGGCTGAAAGGACGTTCTACGTCGCTACAGAGGGCTTCTTTAAGGATAGGGTAATAATTCCTTATAATCTACCTAATAACATAAAGTTTTTTCAAGGTAGGGCTTTGCTTTATGATATACAGCCAAAGTACCTTAACTCCAGAAACATGAAAATGCGGAGTGTACTTTATCCATTTAAGTATGATTCAACAGAACCTCTTTATGTTTGCGAAGGAGCTTTAGACGCAATTACTCTTCAAAACTGCGGTCTTAATGCCACAACAACGATGTCTTGTCATGTATCTAAAGAACAAATGAGTCAACTTAAACAATATCAAGGACCTATTGTTGTATGTTATGATAATGACCGTGCTGGGTTAAATGGAATTTACGAGTTTAATTATGCTCGAAAGTGGGAGCGTATCTCAAATCTTTATGTATCAGTTCCACCAATAGGGTGCAAAGACTGGAATGAGTTTTACTTATCTAAAACAAACCGTAAACCTAAATTACTACAAGAGGCAATAAGGTCTAATACGGTAGATTGTGAAAAGTTTGAGATTACTCTACAGTTAAGTGCATTAAAGGAGATATAATTCTTTCATTAAAAATATTGTATTTTGCTTGAATTGAATACATTCCTTTTATGCTTCCAAAATTACCTAACAGTGCTTGAGGATGAATTTTTAACAAGTCCGTATCCCAAGTAAAAGTTATGGTGTCCCCGGCAGTTATATCTGTAAATCCTGAAGTATCTGCGAATGATGAAACAGTCACCCTTGCTGGTAAGTTTGCTTCATCGTTCAATTTCATAATTTCTATTGATGCAGACTTAATTACAGAATCTTTTATAGTGTTTCTAATTTCTTCAGAGATATTCGCGTTTTCAATTGTTAGTTCATTGGCTATTTTTATATCAACCTTTGAACCCAAAACTATTGAATTGTTTAGAAGCCTAGATCTGCTTCTGAACATTATTGGTTCAGTTATTGTGTAGAAATTACCTCTAGTTAGTTTAAAGTAATTAAAGATAGTTTCTAATTCAGAGCCTGCTACCATCTTAACAGTCCAAACATCAACATAATCTCCTACTGTTGATGCTGAATTTTTTATAACTGCATTATTAGAATTTAGATTTAAGATACCTGATTGGTTATTTACGCCGTCGAGGACAACTGCATATTGCCCAACTCCAAGTTTGTAAATACCACTTGCACCCGTTGAGTAATTAACTTCATTAAAAGCAGTGTTTGAGGTGTCGGCTGATGAGTTGGCAAAATTCATCAAAACTAATGAAGATACTGAAGATGCAATTAATTCATCTGAATTAAGTATCGAACTAGGAGCAAAGGTGCTATCCTCTTTAAATATGGTTACAGCACTTATTTGATAAGGATCAAAATACTCTCCATCTTGCATGAAAAATACACGAAGGCCCACCTTTGATAAAATGGGTGGGTTACTGTGTCTGTCATTTACTAAGGTTCCGTCTATAAGCATCTTCTTGATCCTTTAACTCTTTCATGTAAAATTTAAGAAATAAGGCTCGTTCTTGTTTAGACATTTTCTTAACATCAGAATATGAAAAACGAGTCTTACTAACTAATATGTAGGCTTGATAAAGTAAGTTTTCAATATTTACTTCATCAATTAACTCACTGAAAAAAAATTTGGAGTTATTGGAATCGACACCTCCGTCTCTTTAAAGCATTTAGGGCATTCAAATAGAACTCTAGGATCTAAACCTAAATCTGGTCGATTTAATTCTTTAATTAGAATTTTAACATCCTTTAAAGGTAATTTTTTAATAAATTGATTAATTACCAGTAAGTCCGAAATGTTTTCAACAGACTCTACGAAACGATATAAGTTTTGATTTGCAGTGTCAGGATTTAATAAATAAGGTTCATCTTTAACTCTAGGGAATCTAACTTTAATTTTTCTTTTAGTTACTGGTAAAAGTATTTCTCTGGGGTCGTTTATTTCAGGAGGTAACCTGTTAACAATTAAGTCAGTTAAAGACATTTTTACATTTGATTCTTTTGAGCATTTAGGACATTCAACGATAAACTCATACTCATCACCGTATGAAATTTGTCTAAGTCTCATAAGAATATAAACTTTATCGAACAAAAGTAACTCTGATACATTTATACCTTTTAAGCAATCTGCTAATAAAGTATTAATTGGATCAATATCCTTCTTTAAATTAGAAACGACGTTTTTCTCATTTTCAAACGTCATAGGCTTTAACATTATCTGAGTTACACCATTGTAAAATCTATTCTCAGAAGGTAACTCAATAATTGTTTCAGTTTCTGCTGGGATATTCTCAAGCAGCTTGTCTATTACTGATTGACGCTCATCGTCCATACTTTGTGCAATCTTTTTATCTATCATAATTCTACCCTTAATACCTATTATAGTAGGTATGAGGATTTTAGTAGGCAATCTTATCTCTAGGATAGAAACCGATAACCCGGGTCTACTTAAGGCTTTAGTTAACCTATTCGCTTTCCCTGTTCCCGGTCATGAGTACGTTCAGGCTTTTAAGCAAAGGCATTGGGATGGTAAGAAGTACTTTATTAATAAAGCTGGTAACTTTAGAACCGGGTTATTAGAACGGGTACTAGATGAGCTTAAAAGAATAAAATGTACCCCGGAGATAGTTTACGACTTTACTTACACCCCCGGCACGCAAGATCCTACAATTAAAGACTTTGATTTTTATGATTATCAAAAGAGGGTAATTGATACCGCATTAGAGAAGAGACGCTGCTTAGTTAACTCACCTACCGGGTCAGGTAAGACCCTTATCATGGCTGGCCTGTTAAAGGCACTAGCACCCAGAAAGACCCTAATCTTGTTTGATGAGAAGGGCATCCTTAATCAAACTTATAAGTTCCTGACGAAGAATTGTAAGTTTACTAATGTAGGAGCTAACTCTGGTGACGGACTTGTTAAAGGCCAGATAATGCTCAGTACTTATCAGAGCCTAGAGAAGATCTTTGATGATTACCGTGATTCTGAAGTACTGATGGTTGACGAGGTTCATAAGTTCTGTAAGGGAGAAGTAACTACAGCAGCCATTAACTCCTTCCCAGCAGCCGTATATCGCTACGGGTTCACCGCAACTCTGCCAGACAAGCCCATCTATCTGTACGAGCTTGAGGGGGCATTTGGCGGCATTCAGACCACTAGAACGACACAGGAGTTGATTGAGGATCAGAAGCTGTCTAAGCCGATTATACAGATCCTAAACTATGCTCCTTCCGGTGATTTCAGTGACCTGTCCTACCAAGAACTCTACGATGAACACATTATTCAGTCGGAAGAACGCAATAATATGATTGTTAGCATCGTTAGCTTGGCTCAAATGAGGTCTACACAAGGTAGAATCATTATTTTAGTCAAGAACTTAGAGCATTTGAACAACTTAAAGCGTCTTTTACCTGATGCATTCACGATTGAAGGCGTAAATGACACCGGAGAACGCTACGAAGCCATTAAAAAGTTCCTAAAGTCTAAAAAAACCTCAATATTGATCGGCACAAGCGTGCTTCAGACTGGTATTAACATTGAAGAGATCACTCATGTCATCAATGCCAGAGGTTTAAAGGACAAAATACCCACGATTCAAGGTCTTGGTAGAGGTCTAAGGCGTGCTGATGGCAAGAATCATGTGTATTACTATGATTTCTTCGACCATGTTCCTTACCTAGATGACCATTCCAAGGCTAGAATCAAACATTACAAAGACGAAGGGCACGAAATAAAAAGATTATGATCAAAGCAGAACAATTAGTGGACTCACTTTACAAGTTAACTGACACTCAGAAGAACACAATGGAGCAACAGATTGAGTTGCTCAAGCAAATTGTTGTTAAGAATACTATCGACGAGGCCAATCTCAAGTTACTTATAAGCATTATTGGCGAGCTTAACCTGATTAAAGATGTAATGTTCTGGCGATTTGTCGCGTCTCTCAAGCGTGGTGACAAGAGAGATTAGGTAATCAGGTAGTATTTGGTAGTTGCGGCAGGGGGATCGTAATTTATATTAAGATCGATGGTGTCAATAAAATTACTAAGATTTGAATTTGTACCACCACTTGTAGTAAATAAAAATTCTAATTTTACAGTAAATGTAGTCGTAGAAGATTGATAACTTCCTCCTACTGATTGCTGACCTCCCGATCCTGTTCCATAAAACGTATCATAGAAGTAAGTGCTATTATCAATAACAGGTAATGAGTAGTTCCCTAGCAAAGTAGCTACTAAATTAGCTCCATCATAAAGGTAAACGTTTAAAATTGCTCCAGCTAAATCTACGTCGCCTCCGGGATTAGTACCATCTGTTGCAATATCTATATTACCTAATTCAATACTTGTTACTGTAGACCCAGCAGGAACTCCCCAAGTTTCCCAAGACTCTTCTGGGCTGATTGAAATAATTACGGAAAAGTCTTCTGCCACAGCAGTATTAGTGTAAAGATTCTTTAAAGCAGCGTTATTACCATCCCAAGAAACTGTATCAGTTCCTCCACCAGTGTTACTCTCTAAAGAAAAATTCTGGGTGTCAGTATCAAACGTCCAAGATTTAAATACGGATGCCATATCAGCTTGTCTTTACCATGTGAATTGTCAGGTGATACTCATCAACAGTTCCAGCTTTAGCTGTGGTTCGTAACCAAACATAATCTCCTGCTGCTATCGTCGCAGAGTTGAAAGTAGTTAC